ACAGGCTCTAAGAGTAACATTTTAATTCATAGTCAAATAGCACCAAACACTACCATAAATCAGGCTTTTAGGGTAGTTAGACTATTCCGTTTTATACCGTCCATAACCAAATAAAAAACCTAAATTCGGGTACTTTTTCGGGTACACTATTTTTCCCCTTGTTTTTCGGTTTTCCCGAAGGTATCAAACTTAGCCATATTTTCAGCTTTGGCGGCATCCACTATTTTTATATACGGTTTCATTGCCGAATAGTTGCTGTGTCCCGTCCATTCCATTATGACATCGGCAGGAATACCCAGCCGAAGCGCATTTACAATAAAAGTCCTTCTTCCGCAGTGGGTAGTAAGAACCGCATATTTTGGTACTACCGCCTCTATCCGTTGGCTTCCGCTATACGAAACGACCCTTACCGGCTCGTCTATCCCGGCAACTTCGGCAGATTCATGTAAGTGTTCATTCATTTTTACGTTGCTAAGAACAGGCAAAGCCTTATCGTTGGGAAGTCCGACATTCTTGTATAAGTTCAATATGGAAAGGGCGTAGCTATTCAATTCGATGTGTAGGCGGTCAGACGTTTTTTTAGTTACGATAGAAATATAAGGAGTAGAAGCATCGCGCCTAACGTCCGACTTTTTAAGGCGTGCAACGTCCGAATACCGAAGACCGGTAAAGCAGCAAAAGCAGAACACATCACGGACAGGGGCAAGCGAAGGTTTGTTAGGCGGAAACTTGAAGTTCAAAAAGTGGTGCAGTTCCTCCCAAGTCAAATAAATAACTTCCTTGCAGTCCAAACCCTTAAAACGCGGTTTGTATTGCAGATGAGCCAACCCGGTATAATACCCGTTTGATGCAGCCCACCTCAAGAACCACCGCAAGAAACCTACATTTTTGGCTACCGTAGTGTTTAGTTGCCCTTCTTCGTGCTGGAGATAAGACACGAACGCGGCAAAATCAGCTTTAGAAAAGTCCGTTAGGGAAAGTTCCGGGCGAAAATTGCGAAGGTGTGTTTTTATGCTTGAAAATTTCGTGTAGGTTGCTTTCGTCCAATTGTTAGTAGCCCCCATTTCAGATGTAAAGCGGTCGAACACATCAAAGAAGCCTAATGGCTGTTCCGCCGTTTCTTCCTTTTCTTCAACCACCACACGCCCGGTTATTTCGTCGAAAGCAGCCTTAAACTCCTTGACCGTCGGGGCGCGGTGGTAGTCAAGTACAAAGCGCGTAAGAACTTCTTCCGCCTTTGCCGACAAGTTGATTAGGGCGCGGTTTATTTCCCCTGCCGTTTGCTTGTAGCTGTTCTTTGCCCCCAGCTTGACACACGAATTTACATCATCCCACTTTGACGGGGCGATAACGTAGCCGGAACGCAAATCAGCCCGGACACACGACCAACTGACGCGAATCCGTATTGCCGCTTCTTCCGCCACTTTTTCCCCTTTGTTGTTCGGTTTGACATGAAGACCTATTTTAATAGAACATTTCATTTCTTGCCGACGGTCATTTCTCCGCGCCCGGTAATCAGCCATTGCGCGGATATAGGGTAATTGGCTACCAACGCATGAATAGCCTCTATTTCCAAATTCTTGTAACGGGTCTTGTAGCCCGGTTTTGGCGCAACGCCATACCCCAACCGCATTTCACGGTAACGCGGCGCACTGAGGTTGTACAATTCGCAAAAGTGGCTTAGTGAATTGATTTCGCCAATACTTACAAAGTATTCAACAGCCACGAAGAAACGGCGGCTTATAGCCTCGCTTACGGGTGAAACGCTTACTAATGTTCGTGGCATAACGAATTGTTTATATTGGAAACCATTCTATTATATTCTTCTTCCGGCACTAATGCCGTTTCCTTTCCGTCCAAATAGGCTTTTTCCAACGCTTGAAAAACGGAAAGAGGGATAAACGGATAATAACCCCGATTGCTATAATACTTATCTACACTAACTTCTACCATGCTACATTATTTTTCTCGAATTTTCGATTTAAGCGCATTTCTTATTGAAATGGCAGTATGACACACCCGAACGGAGAAAAGCGGAAATAGGGGCGTTTCTGTGCGTTTTTTTTGGGTATCACTATAATACAAGCAAAATTTTCCATAAATACACCTTAATACTCTCTATAATAAAGGTATAAGGCTACCAAGAAGGAACTTTCTCCCCGAACACTAAACGGCAGCGGCACATCCGGCATTGCTTTCCGTCCGGGCAGCGGCTTTTTTGTTCAGTTCCGCAAGCATTTCGATAGTGCGCTGCTGGCTTTCTATAATAGAGAGCAAACGTGCCTTTTCTTCTTTGGCATCTTCAAGCAGCTTGTAGAGCATTTCAGAAGGCGCAATTTCGGAACTTTCGGGCGCGTTGTCCGCTTCTTGCTTTGTTTGAAGCAACATATCCCCCTCGCCCCTAATAAGCCATATTGGATTAAGTTGCGGATATTGTATGGTTATCGATTCTAATTTGTCTGCCTTAATAGACTTCTTGATACTTGCTATATAGGCAGACCCTACGCCGATACTTCGGCAAAATTCGCGTTCGCTTATATTAAGATACGAAACAAACGCTTTAAGTCGCTCTTTTACAGTATTCTCACCTTCCATATTGTATCTAAGTGTTAAAAATCAAACCAAGCACGAAAAATGTATGCTTTTTATTTGCTTATTGTATGCCAATAAGCTACATTTGCACCGTGTTAGTTATTCGATTGCAAAGTTAAGGAAAAAATAAGCATACAGCAATGACAAAAACACGCTAATTTACAGAAATATAAAAGCTATATGGTACATACAAGCAAAACAATAAACCGCAATTTCTTGATAAAGGCAAGCGGTATAGACAACGAAGGCAGACGGATAAACAAGCTGGTAGGTGTTTCTGGTCTCCTTTCCTTGATTGGCGAAACATTAGCCGACAAGTCTATAACAAGGGCGTTTAATTCGGGCGAAGACTTATGCCGGTGCAAACTTAGACGGGGTTTGCGTATTACATTCTATTGCAAGTAACCAATAATAAAATAACAGCTATATGACAACAATGAACGATAACAGAGGGTGCAGCATTTGCGCCGCAGGAGGTGAAAGGTACGAAACATTCAACACCCGGATCGGGAGGAAAACGGTTAAGCGCGTGCAATACGATTACAGGCACACGGACGGCGAACTGTTTAGCTGCGTTGGAAAGACGCTGGAGGATTGCAGGGAACGCCGTAACAAGTGGCTCAGCGAAAGAACCGCTTAACGGGTAAGGGTAAGTTATTCAGTTATTCGTATCACTATAATACTAAAAGCAGAATAACACCATATAAGCCAACGGAAAGAGACCCCCTCTTGTAAAGGCTATAAACCGGTGACAGCGGCAACAGCACCGCAGCGCGGAACGCAACGGGCGTAGGTGGAGCGAATCCACCGCCGCGCACGAATTTAATAACCTCAAAATATATAACAATGGTATTGACAGAGACCAACAAGAAAACAGAAAAGCTCGGTTTCCTTAAAGGGTTGAACCAAGTTAAAATGGGAGATTACAAAGAGGTTGTAGCCGAATTGTATAAGGCATTGGGCATTAACAATCGCAACAGCTTCTACGCATACAGGGACGGGAAAATAGAACCCAAAGTAACCCAAGCGGACGGTATAGAAAGCGTGTTCAACCGCTACGGGATAACTAAAAACATTTGGGGCGTATGAACCTCCACGCGCTATTAAGCAAACGGGAAAGCCAAGTAGCCGAACTGCTCGCATGGGGCGCAAGCAAGAAAGAGGTAGCCAGCAGGTTGTTTGTTTCGACGCGAACCGTTGAGAACACCGCACGGAACATATACGCCAAATTGGGAATACAGAAGGCTACGGAATTGTGCGTATGGTGGTTTTGCACGAAATGCGGCGTACCCGTGAGCCTTGACCCGTTGAAACGCGCCTTTACAGCCGTTATCCTGCTCGTTGCATTGCTTCCGAGAGAACTAAGCGGAAACGGCGACATTTACAGGGTTGGGAGAAGCATCCGAATAACAAGGGTTGCAAGGCGTGGAGATAAAGGAAAAGACGATAACGCTTTTAACTTTCTAAATTTTTGAGTGATGAAAGAACTATATGACATATTCCGCGTGCGGTGGGAAAGACCGTTAAAATGGTACGAATACCTGCTGGTTTGTTGGTTTGGGTTGTCCGTTTGCGGATTAGCCATAGACATAGACACTATACCGATTTGGGCGGTTGCGCTGATAACCGGAAACCTATTGCTTTCCGCGTGGATTAGCGGAAAAGTCCTGCCGGACATAAAAGACTTAGACGACGAATTTAACGACGATACGGAGGACAAGCAATGAAGACAGCAAACGGAAACAAAAGGATTATAGACCTTACGCTCGGCGAACTTTTGGACGAAGTGGAAGCACGGGTAAAGGCTATGCAAGGGAAACAGATGGAAAGCGGAACACAGGAGAAGCCGAAAAGGTATGTATATGGCTTGAAAGGATTGCAAAAACTTTTAGGGTGCAGCAAAACGACGGCTTCACGGTTGAAGCAATCCGGCAAGATTGACGAAGCTATAACGCAAGTAGGAGCAATAATAATCATTGACGCGGATAAGGCGTTAGAGCTTGCCCAAAAGGGCAACAGGAAAGAAGCAAAGAACAAATAATAACTTCTAATAAATTCAGCTATATGAACAAAAAAGTAATTATCAAACGCTTGCAGCTTGTAAATTTCAAGGGCTTGCGAAATGTAGAAATCGAGTTCAGCGACAACGTAACGACCATTAGCGGACGTAACGGAACGGGAAAGACAACCCTCAAGGACGCTTTTTGCTGGCTTCTTTGGGGCAAGAACAGCGAGGGCGACACCGATAGCAAGTTTGGAATCAAGACCACAGACGAAAACGGCAACTTCATTCCCGACCTCGAACACGGTGTTACGGGTGTTTTCGAGGTGGTAAACACGGAAACGGGGGAAGTTGAGAACGTAGAACTTCGACGGGTATTGGTTGAAGAATGGAAAGTGCCGACGGGAGAAACCGGGCGAGTATTGAAAGGACACCATACCGACTTTTTCTATAACGGAGTTCCATTAAAGACAAAAGCCGAATACGAAGCGCGTATTAACGCCATCATACCCGAAGCTGTCTTTAAGATTATAACCGACCCCTATTATTTCCTTACGCTTCATTGGAAAGCGCAACGCGAAATGTTGTTGCAGATAGCCGGGAACGTCAGCGACGAAGACATAGCGAGAGGAAACGAACGCTTTGCCCTGTTGCTTGCGCAGCTTACCGGAAAGACGTTGGAGGATTACAAGCGAGAAGTATCGGCAAGAAAAGCGAAAGTAAACGAACAACTCGCCAAGATACCCACAGCGATAGATGCCATAACACGGGTAACGCCGGAAGAACCGGACTATAAGGCATTGGGAAAGGAAAAAGAAGTTTTGGAAGCTGAAATTTCTCAAATAGACGAATCGGTAGCATCAGCAGCCGAAGCCAACCGCATCGCATACGACAAAGCCGCCAAGATACAAGCCGAAATCAACGCCAAACGGACACAGCAACAAAAGTTGTTGTTTGAAGCGAAAGACGCAGCCCGGAATGAAGCGTACAAAAAGAACGAGACCTATAACAACGCGGAACGTGAACTGCGCCAAATTGAAGCAGGAGAGCAAAACGAATCACGAAGCTATAACGCAGAGCGTAACCGGCTTCAATCGGACATAAAAAGAGCGGAAACCACTAAACAGGGTTACACGATACAACAGGACGAACTGCGCGAAAAGTGGTACAGCGTGAACGCCGAAGAATTTACAGAAAGCGACAACCTCGTTTGCCCATTATTCAAGCACGTTTGCGCGGACGCGGAAGCCTTGCAGCGATACGAAACTGACAGAGCCGAAGCTCGGAACAAGTTCTACGAAAACAAGGAAAAACGGCTGGCGGACATAAACAATAAGGGCGGACAACTGACCGAACAAATAGCCGCGCAGGAAGCCGAAATAAACAGGCTGTACGACTTGTTGGCGCAAGAGGAAGAAAAGCACCAAGCCGCCGTAGCGGATTACGCCAACAGACGCGCCAAAGCGGAAAAGACCATTTCCGTGACCCCGAAAGTAAGTACAGACCCGGACATCAAAGGCGAGGACATCCCGGAATGGGTAACGCTTCAAGAGGAAATAAACGAGCTTTCCGGGCAGCTTCCTAAGATGGACGCATCCAACGCCAACGATACGGCAGAACTTCGCAAGAAGAAAACGGAACTTATGGCGAAACTTGACGAAGTGAAACGGAAACTGAACCTACGCGACACCATAGACACCAACAACAAACGTATTAAGGAGCTACGGGAAGAAGCCGCACTTTTGGCACAGGAAAAAGCCAATTTGCAGACAGAAGAAACGACAATAGACGACTTTGTTACGGCGCAGATGAACGAAGTAGAACGGCGTGTAAATTCATTGTTCAGCCGGGTACAGTTCAAGATGTACCGCACGCAGATAGAAGACGCGAAACAAGTGCCGGACTGCATTTGCTACATAGACGGTGTAAGGTATTCGGACAAGAACGCAGCCGGAAAGGTTAATGCCGGGCTTGACGTAATAAACACGCTTTGCGCATTTCACGAAGTAAGCGCACCGATATTCGTAGATGAAGCCGAAAGCGTGAACGAGTTTATACCGGTTAATAGCCAGCTTATAAAGTTGGAGGTAACGAAAGGCGATTTTACAGTAAACAATTTCTAACGATTAAAATAATAACAATATGGATTACAAAGAAATCAAGTCCTACGAGGACGCTTGCAAGGTTTTGAACATTCAGCCTATCAACGAAAACGCGGTAGCAGCTTTCCCGAAAGAAGACCGCAAAAGTATGTTAGCTTACCACAAGCTGACGGTAATAGCAAAAGCCATGAACGGAGGATGGAAGCCGGATTGGAACGACAGAACCCAATACAAATACTTTCCGGTATTCTACTACAAAAATGCCGGTCTTTCGTCTGCGTCTACGGCTTGCGCGGCTACGTCTGCGTTTGCGTGCCTCGGCTCCCGGCTTTGCTTCAAAACGGAAGCGATGAGCGACCACGCCGCCGCCACGTTCGCCGACCTGTACACGGACTTCTATTGCCTTCCGTCTTCGGTGGAAGAAGATACGGAAGCCGAGATGAGCGATGAAACACGCGCAAGGTTGGGAAATTTACCCGAAGGGGACTTTATCAAGAAAACAACCGAAATTGTGACAACGCAATTAGAGCCATTGACGAAAGAAAAGAAGACGCGCGGAATTGTGCTGATTGCTTGCGACACGGACACAACCGACGAAAAAGGGAAAAGCGCAACAGGGGCAATCATCGGAATCGGTGGAAGTGGAAAGGCGGTAACTTTCGGAATAGCCGAACTTATTACCCGGAAAGAATCCGCGCCGTTTGTTAAACAGGCTACGGAACTTGTTGCCATGCAAAGACTACACGAGCGGATTAAACAGGAAGGCGCGAAATTCTTTGCCGAATTATTCACAGAAACCCCCAAAGAGAACTGATTATGTGCCAAAGCAAATTACCGGCTACCATTGAAGCCGCAAAAGAAAAATTCGAGTTGGCTTGCAGAGAAGCCATGACGCTGGAAATTGTGGGTAACGTGGCGGCAGCTTTCAACGCCGTAAGCGTTGTAACCCTACTTCGTGAAGCATTGACAAACGAAGTGATGGATAAAGTTTTCATGCCGCTAATGAACACAAAAATAGGCTTCATGACCGACAGGACGGGGAAGCCAAACAGCAAGGGACAAGTTTTGCCGCTTTATACCCGTGACGTTGTGCGCGATTGCATCATAGACGCGGTGATAATCGGCTTGCTTCCGACAGGAAACCAATTTAACATATTGGCGGAACGGATGTACCCGACCAAAGAAGGCTATACCGCATTGCTTAAAAAGTTGGGGGTACGCTATGTAATAGAAATTGGTCAAGACAAAAGCCAAAATCCACAATACGCGGAATTGGCTTGTAAGATAAGCTACGAACACAACGGAGATAAGAACAGCTTTACGATTAACACCACCGTAACCAAGAACAATTACAGCAGCAACGACCAAATACGCGGAAAAGCGGAACGCAAGGCGAAGAAAGCACTATACGAATACATTACCGGCTCGGATTTCGGCGACGGAGACGAATCAAGTACGCAGGTAGTGGATGCGGTAGCGATTGAGATAAGGGACGAAGCCAATAAAGGGACTGCCATAGGTATAGACGATAAAGCGGCAGAACAGCCAGCACCAACCGCCGCACAGCCTACTCCGCAGGAAGTCCAAGCGGCAAACGGATATAACCGAAACAGCAACGCCAAACCGTCTTTTTGATTATGGAGCTAACCGTAATAGGGTCTAACAGTGAGGGCAATGCCTACGTTTTGCAAAACGCAGGAGAAGCCCTCCTGCTCGAAGCCGGGAAACCGTTCAAGCAGGTATTAGAAGCTTTGGGCGGCAACGTCCGCAAAGTTGTTGGGTGTTTGGTTACACATGAGCATGGCGACCACGCCGGGCGGATAGACGAAGTTTTAAGCTACGCTATTCCGGTATTCGCTTCCGAAGGCACGATAGAGGGTGCAGGGAAATACATGAAAGGGAACTACGCCCCCATTCCGATAAAAGCGGAAGCAGGTAGTTACGGACGCTTGCAGTTGGGCGGATTTGTAGTTATCCCGTTTCAGACAAAGCGCGACGCGGCAGAACCTCTCGGCTTCTACATTTGGCATGAAGAAACCGGCGGCATTTTGTTCGCTACCGACACCTATTATTTGCCTTGCACATTCAAGGGGTTAAGCAACATTCTAATAGAATGCAACTATGACCCGGATATATTGGCGAAACGGGTAGAAAACGGCGACATACCGGAAGTTTTGCAAGAACGGGTAAGGAGAAGCCACCTAAGCTACTACACTTGTTTAGACACTTTGAGGGCAAACGACCTGACGGCGGTAAACAACATTGTGTTAATCCATATCAGCGACGGCAACGGAAACGCTATGGCTTTTCGGAACGGTATAGCAAAAGCAACGGGTAAGACGGTGCATATAGCGAAACCGGGATTAAAAATAAAATTCAATAAAACTCCATTTTAGCCATGATAAAGGGATTTGACAAGGAAACCCAGCCGCTGACCGAGTACGAAGAAAAGGAACTTTTGCCCGTGATTTTGGCAGGGTTGAAAACCAAGACAGGAAAGGAAAACGCGGTTACAAACCGCACGATCGTAATGCGGTTAAGCATTGCAGGGTATAAGATAGACGAAGCCCGATGCAGGAAAATAATAAACCACATACGGACTACGGACATCTTACCCGGTCTTATAGCCACTTCCGGCGGTTACTTTTTGGCTACGACGGAAGCCGAACTGATGGATTACGAAGAAAGCCTTTTAGGGAGAGAAAGCGCAATCAAGGAAGTACGGTTAGCCATAGCCAGACAACGGAGAATTTTATACGGCGACGCACAGAAGCCGAAAGAAGGAACATTGTTTTAACAAATAAAGAATTTGCAAAGATGAAAAAGACATTTTTATATCAGATTAAAGACGAAGCAACAGAACTTATCGGACGTTACGACACCAAGCAGGAAGCACAAAAAGCCCTGTTGGAATTTATAGACGAAGACAGCAACGAAGTAACGGTATTCGACTTCTACACCGAAGAACAGGAATACGAAGAAATAACCGAGCGCGTAAAGTCCTACGCCGATGCTTGCAACGTGTTGGGCATTGAACCCATGAACGAGCAGGACATGAAGGCGCAAGGCTTCCGACCCGACGAAATAGCACGCCGCAAGTTGGAAACCATTACCGAAGCACTCAATGAGGGTTGGAAGCCGGATTGGAACGATACGGACAAATATAAGTATTACCCTTACTTCTACATTGAGGAAAACGCCAAAGGCAAAGGTTCTGCCGGTCTTTCGTGTGCGTATACGACTTACGCGGCTACGCATACGAGTGCGACCTTCGGCTCCCGGCTTTGCTTCCACGACAGCGCAACGGCACGTTACGCCGGGCGCACATTCACGGAACTTTACGAACAAATTTTGATTGAGAAACTATGAACGAGAAGATACAAACGCGCAAGGACGAAATACGGTTTAAGACTTCGGACATACGCCGTATAATTGGGAAGTATTTAGCCACAAACGTACTGAAAACGTGGAAGGAAGATTTTGTGGACGAAAGTACGGGCGAAGTCGTTACGATTGAGCGTAACGAAATTCTTTTTGAGCGCGGCAAATACATAGACCAAGAATTAGCCTCGCAAATAAATTTCAGCATCCAAGCCGAAGAAATAAAGGAAGTGGAGGTAAGCAACCAACGCCGATTAGCAACGCTAAACAAGAGAACCGGGCTTTACCCGTTCAAGGTAAGCGCATCGATAGGCATGAAGCGGCATAACTTCATCTTGCAGGCGCAAAACGTAACAAAAGCCATAGAGGTAGCTACGGATTTTATAGAGTTGAATTTTACGCAGTCATTCGATATTACAGGCGTAAAAATGATGGATAGCGTAGTTATTCTTAACGACCGCTTAAAAAAGTATGTAGAAGCACAAGACGGAGCGAACGATGCCGGAGAGGAAGCGGACAACGCAGAAGAACAACGGGGCGATGTCAAGTATTACAAAGTTGAAGCAGAAATAGCCATCAAGACCAACGACGAAGAAGAACCCGAAAAGACTTGCTACGACTTCATTGTACGCACTAAGGACGTAGATACGGCTAAGGTGGTAATAACGGCGTGGATTAACGCAAAAGTAAAGGAGCGTAGCGAAAAGGACGGGGACAAACGTAAGATAGTAGATATTTCGATACTTTCCGCTTCTCCGTTTGCTTGTAACGCAATCATTGAAAAGTCTTTCTGCATGGCATACAAAGACGAAGAAGAATAGTAATAACCGGGACGTACCCTAAAAAGTACGTCCCACTAAACGAGCAATCGATGAGCCAAGACAGTATTATAATTTACCGCGATATCAGAGAAACGGTCATGGGATTACCGCCCGAATTGTGCAAGGAGGTAATGAGGGTTATTTTTGACTACGCATTTGACAATATAGAACCCGAAGAAGGAACGGATGCGGTTGTAAAAGGTTTTTATTTGGCGTTCAAATCAAGGTTTGATATGAATACTGCCCGGTTGGAACGGAATAAGGAGAACGGCAAAAAGGGAGGAAACCCGAATTTTTCCAAAGGGAAGCGTAATCCTTACTATCAGAAAAGAGATAACCTAAATAAAGAAACGGATAACCGGGACATAACCGAAGATTACCGAGAAGATAACCCAACGGATAACCAAGAGATAACCGAAGATAACCCAAGCATTACCGAAAACATAATCGACGACATAACCGAAAGAGAAGATATAGATAACCGAAAGATAAGCGAAGATAAAGCATATCTATATCCATATCAATATCTAAATAATAATTCTGTTGTTGATGTTGTTGATAACGCGCACGCGAGAGAAAGAGAAAACAACCGAAAGTTTTTAGATGAGTTTTTCAACGAAACGCACCGGGCGCAAATTGAGGTTATTTGTATGCAGCTTCACACGAACCCGGACACACTACGGCGCGAAGCCGAAGAAGTCATAGCAGAATGGGAACTAACCAAAGTTACGCATAACGACTACAAAGAACAAGCGCAACACTTGATAAACCAACTAAGGATTAAGTACCGTTCAAAATTGCAAGAAAATGGCAGAGGAACAAAAAAAGCAGGAACAGCAGGGGCAACCGCAAAGAGTGAACATAGCAGCGTTTGCGGAAGCACTACGAAGAAAAAGCCCTTGCGAAGCACGATTTAGAATCGACCGTTACACGCAGGACGTACCGGCGATGCTACGTGAGTGCTACCGCTTCCAAGTGGAAAAACGGGGACACGTTTTCAAGGAAGACGAAGCGACCAAAGACCATATAGCCCGAAGCGCAAAATGGTTGCTCGGCGTAAGCACCAAACCGGGATTATTCTTGTACGGCGAACCCGGAAACGGAAAGACCACGTTAGCGCGTGCGATTGTGCAGCTTATAGGCGTTTTGTATTATAGCTCGCTTTCAACGGAGAGGAAAGAAGTAACGGTTATTCCAGCTTCCGCATTGACAGAAGCGGCACGGGGAGAAAAACAAGAATTGTTGAACCGGTTAAAGGCAACCGAACTTCTGTACATTGACGACGTAGGAACAGAACCTGCAAGCGTCAAGGTTTGGGGAAACGAGGTAAGCCCGTTAGTTGATTTGCTATACCACCGATATGACCGCCAACTCTTTACGGTCATTACTTCAAACCTAATAGGAGACGAAGATATAGCGGAACGGTACGGAATACGGGTTGCGGACAGATTTGTAGAGATGTTCGACCTTATAGGATTTGAAAACCCAAGCTACCGACCGCAGCTAAGAGCATTAAACACGCCGTAGGCTTGCAGAAACGCGCCAATTTCCGATTAAAACGCAAAAGGCGATACTTTGCGTTGGAATGGAAAAGACGTGCCACAGGGAAAGAAAACGGCGGATTAACAAATTTCAAAAACGATGATAACATGAAGGTATATATAAGCGGACAAATAACAGGGCTTCCGGTTACGGAATATATCGGAAACTTTAACAGGGCGGAAATGGAGCTTAAAGCCAAAGGGCACAAAGTAATTAATCCCGTTAGCAACGCTTTGCCTTGCGGCGCACATTGGAACGAACAGATGAAAGCCGACATACGGCTGCTGCTTGATTGCGACGCTATTTATTTGCTTGCCAATTGGGAAAGAAGCATCGGCGCGACATTGGAACGGGATATAGCAAAAGGCGTTGGTTTGAAAGTCATGTATGAGAAAACACCGAAGTACCGCGATATTAAAGCGGCAATACTTACAGCGATGGGCGTAAATTTTAAGTCATTGGTAGAAGACAGCCGTAACCGTTGGCATGTTTACGCACGCATGATTTACGCCCACCATTGCAAGAAGCGCGGCGAACATACGCAGGGGATAGCGGAAGAAATCAGCCACGACCAAAGCACCGTTTGCTACTATTTGCGCAACTATGATGCCGAATATAAGTTTAACCGGGAGTTTCGGAACGCTGCCGAAAAGGTAGCTACGCTATTAAGCGAAAAATTAAGTAACCCTATAAACGTATTAATATAACACTATGAACGTGCTAAGTTTATTCGATGGGATGAGTTGCGGAAGGATTGCGTTAAGGGAAGCCGGGATAAAAGTAGATAAATACTTTGCTTCCGAGATAGACAAGCACGCGATAGCGCAAACACAACTCAATTTCCCGGAAACAATACAATTAGGCGATGTTACCCAAGTGAAAGGTAGCGACTTGCCTAAAATAGATTTGCTGATAGGCGGCTCACCGTGTCAAGGTTTCAGCTTTGCAGGGAAGCAGCTTAATTTCAAAGATCCGAGAAGCGTGCTTTTCTTTGAGTACGTGCGCATATTGAAAGAGTTAAGGGCTATAAATCCCGAAATAAAGTTCTTGCTTGAAAACGTAAGGATGCGTAAGGAGTACGAACGTGTCATTAGTGAAGCGTTGGGCATATTCCCGGTAGAAATAAATAGCGCGTTAGTCAGTGCGCAAAACAGGGTACGGCTTTATTGGACTAACATACGCACCCGAACGGAAGGGCTTTTCTCGGAAGTATTTACCGACATTCCACAGCCGAAAGATAAAGGTTTATTGTTACGGGATATTTTAGAACCGGATAAAGACGTACCAAACAAATATGACGTTTCTCCATCTTCAAGGAAAAGAATAGAACGCTTATACAAGGGAAAAAGCGGATTTGTCCCGAAAATCAACCCGGAAAAGTCCGGTACGGTAACAGTAGGCTGCCAAAGTAGCAAAATGTCTTTATGTTCAAGTACGACACTTATAACACCCCGAATAGACCAATTCCCACGAGGTAAGAATAAAGGAGGATTTATCGAGAATAAAACGCCCACTTTAACCTCTAACGCATGGGAGCAGAACAATATGCTTTGCATTTCTTCCAACCAAGCACACGCAACGGAAGCGGTCAATAAGAGCACACCTACGGTTGCAGCTATGGGCATGGGTGACGGTCATATACCGGCGGTCGTATCGGGGATGTTCAGAACACATAAAGCCGACTTCGGTTTTAGGGAGATAAAAAGCGGAAAAGCAGGCACAATCCCGGCACGGGCGCGGCAAGACGGGAGTAATCAAAACATCGCAGTTATAGGCGAAAGATTACGCCGTCTTACCCCTACCGAGTGCGCAAGGTTACAGACTATCCCGGATTGGTATGTTTGGAAGTGTTCGGAAACACAGATATACAAGATGTTGGGTAACGGTTGGACTGTGGACATTATAAAACACATTTTCAGTTTTTTGTAATATGGACATTCAGACATTACAGGAACGCCAGCAATGGACGTTGGAACAAAAGATAGACCACGCCGTAGCCACCATAGAAAACTATATGGCAAAGACGGAAAAAACGCCCTTCATCAGTTTTTCCGGTGGTAAGGATAGTACGGTATTGCTTGACCTTGCTCGCCGCTTTATAGACAGGGGGATAAAAGGTGTATTCTGTAACACCGGGAACGAATACCCGGAAATAGTGCGGTTTGTCCGTTCAGTAGAAAACATTGTGATTATCCACCCGAATATGACCGTTAAAGCTGTATTGGCAACCTACGGCTTTCCTTTGATAAGCAAGGAACAGGCACAAGGAATAAGACAAGCAAGGACAACGAAAAGTGAGAAGTTGCGGAATATACGACTTTTCGGTACGGATAAAGGTAAAGGCTACACGACCGGAAAAATATCCGAGAAGTGGCAACGGCTTATAAACGTGCCCTTCATGGTTTCGGAGCAATGCTGCGAGTGCTTGAAAAAGAGACCTTTTAAGAAGTACCAGCGAGAAACGGGCGAAGTGCCAATAATAGGCACGTTGGCAACCGAAAGCGAAATGAGAAAACAACAATACGTTAGGCGCGGCGGTTGCAATTCTTTTCGTGAAGGTCATTTAGCCAGTTACCCGTTAAGCATTTGGACGGACGCAGATATATGGGCATACTTGCGAAAATTTGGCGTGCCATATTGCGAACTATACGACAAAGGGGCGATTAGAACCGGCTGTATGTTTTGCGGCTTTGGCGCACATTTGGAAAACCCCTATTCTTCACGTTTTGCCATGCTTTACGACTTGCACCCGAAAGCCTACGAGGTTTTCATGAGATACGAAAATAACGGAATTACATACAGGGAAGCGTTACGGACTATTGGCGTATTGCTTCCTGACGAAAACAGACAATTAAAATTATTTTGAGATATGGAAAAATACAAAGTCATACCCGGTTTTTCAAGATACCGGATAAATACGGAAACAAGAGAAATTCAGAGCAACCCACACGGGAAAGGTTGGAGAGCTATCAAACCGCATAGGAATGGGCTTTACCGCATTATTTCAGATAACAGAGAAGTAGAATACGCAGGAAGTCCGACACGGATATTATACGCCGCACAAAGGGGCATAAACCCGGCGAAGATAGGTAAACATCTTGCAGTAGTTGAGCGGCAGGACGGCGAATTAGTTCTATTAGACCGAAAGGCACTCGTAGAACAGACTTTGAAGAAGAAAAAGAAGTCAATAGAAGCAGTCAAGGCGGAATATAACGAAATGGTAAGTTTTTGCCGTTGCGTGCTGGAAGCCTATAACACGGAAGACTATACGGAAGTCGTTACCCGGATTTGGCAGAAGCAAAACGAAGTAGTAGCCTATATACGTGCAAACAAGATGAGCTTAAAGGAAGAAGCCATTAACGAGATGTGGATGCAAGCGTTTGATATTACGCTAACCAACATTCGCAACAACGGGGCGGTAATTTGCAATATAGGCGCATATCTAAAAAGAGTTGTCCGAACATTGTACGCACAGAAATTGAAGGTAAACAAACTGCTGCGTTCATATAGCAACCAAGAAACAAAGTTGTCGAAAGTAATATATTAATCATAAAATTAAATAGTTATGTTGGTAATAGAATTTTGCGGCTACGTGGGTAACGATGCCGAAATTAAAGAGTTCAACGGGCAAAAGTTCATTTCGTTCAACGTGGCGACCTCCGAGCGTTACAAAGACGCGCAAGGGAATACGGTAAGCCGCACAACGTGGATAAGTTGTTTGAAGCACGGCGAAAGCGCGGTTTTGCCATACTTGAAGAAAGGTACGCAAGTGTTTGTAAGGGGCGATTTTTCCGCAAAGACATTCACGAACGCAAACGGCGTGCAAGTCGGTATAAATTGCCGGGTAAGGGAACTTCAACTGTTGGGGACAAAACAGGAAGCCGGACAAGCACAACAAGGGGCAAACTCGGCACAAGTAACGGCAGTACCGGCACAACAGCCCCAATACGGAGATAACAACCCATTCGGGAATGCAGTAGGAAAAGACGACGATTTACCCTTTTAACGCAAGCAAGCCATGATAGAAAAATTAAAATGTTGCTTTTACATACTATTGGCAAAGCAATACGCGGTATTCACAGCGGATAAACATAAGGCAGGAAAACACACGTCCTGCCATATAAAAGGAGATAAGATATTTCTTGCCGCAGTAACACACTATCTAAAAAAGGTTGCTACGGAGCTACACGAAAGGGCGAAAGCCATAGAGGACGAATTATGATACGGGAATACAAAGTAGCTCATATAAAACGGGCAGGATACAAGGTTAGGCGTTTAGGGCGCAACATTGAAGCCAGTAACAAAAAAGGTTCTTATCGTGGCTCGATTAACGCCGTGCATAAACAGATATTCAGTTATTGACATGACTCCGAAAGAATTTTACGACAAGGTTGTAGCCATGCGCAAGGCGCAAAAGGAATACTTCAAAACGCGGTTGCCTTCATCCCTAAACAAGTCTAAGCAGTTAGAAAGCGAGATAGACAAAGAGATAAAGCGAGTTGAAGACGTGTTGGCAGAACGCGAAAAAGCCCGGCAAACGTCACTTTTAGGAGATTTTGACAGGGATTTATTAAACAGAATTGATAACGATTAAGGAATACGAACATGGAAGATTTTAGCGCAAGAATAGTACAGCCTAAGCCGGTAGCATATTTGCACCACAAGGCGACAAAAACAGTTATAGCAGTTTACACGCCTATAAATCGGCTTCAAAGGTGGTTTATTAAGTGGCTGTTTGGGTTGGACTACGAGAAAATACAGTATGGCAAAGATGACCTTTGAAGAATTGTTGGCAAAAGCCAACGCAGAACCAACAAAAACAAAGCCGCGCCATGAAGAAAGCCAATTGCAGCGTATTTGCGTGCGTTGGTTTCGGCTTCAATACCCGGAGTTTGCAAAACTTCTGTTCAGCGTCCCGAATGGAGGTGCAAGGAACAAGCGCGAAGCCGGTATATTGAAAGCCGAAGGAGTAACCGCCGGAGTTGCGGACATGATTCTGTTAATACCTTCCGGCGGTTTTGCGTCCCTTTGTATCGAGTTCAAGACCGATAAAGGGAAACAGCAGGAAACGCAAAAGGAGTGGCAAAAGGCAGTAGAGAAAGCCGGTAATAAATACGTGATTGTTCGCAGCTTTGACAGTTTCAGAAGCGAAGTAAACAACTACTTGAAAGCACCACCAAAACAAATCGCGTGAAGTGTTGGCGAAGTGTTTTAGGGTTTGATGTATCATAATAATACGTCAAACCCTTTAATTTTGCAGAAAAAGAAATACGGATATGAGCATTAAACAAATAAAGGGCAAAATAGCGGACTTCGTTAGGAATATCCCGGAAGACAAGAAACTGCATTTGATTGCAGGCGTTGGCGTTTGTGGGTTGGTAAGTTTGTTTTTAGGCTACCTCATTGGCCTTGTTGTGACATTGGTAGCTGGAGCAGGGAAAGAAGCCTACGATTATCTCACGAAAAAGGGGACACCGGAGTTTGCCGATTTTGTCTATACGGCAATAGGCGCGGTTTGCTTCATTGTGCTTTCCGCGTCTTTAACGTGGCTTTTATACTTCTGTATGAAGGCGATTTTTTAGGCTTTACAAAAAGCATCATATAGCTGAGAGCAACGGCAACACAGCCGAAGCGGAAGGGCGCGGCGAACAAACCGCGCCTTTTTTAATAATTCAAGGAACGATGAGTAAGAAGAAAGCGAACAAAGAAACAGACTTGCGTATAAACGGCGTTGATTTCGGGAATATAGAGCTGCCCGATTTGGATTTGTCGTTGTTTGACGTTCTTAATGACGAATACAACGAGGAAACCCGGTATATAAAGCCGAAAGTATATGAGTTGAAGCCGGAATACGTGCTATATGACAACGCCGTAAAGTTAGCCAAAGATTTACGTTTAGACTTTGGAACGCGCTACGACGTGTTTGTTAGTGGCAGCTTCATATTTGGCGATTTCTTGGAAGCGTTCATCATGGGCAATAACGCGAAGTGCAAGAAAATGACCGTAAGCACGCTTTCGCTAAACCAAAACAACGTAGATAGTTTGTACAATCTTCTTGCCGGTAACTATATAGACGAATTGAACCTAATCGTAAGCGTTTACTTTTGGGGTAACGAGATTAGAAGCCTAATCCCCTATATGTACCGTAAACTTGATTTCGGCAACAAATTCCAATTGTCCGTAGCGTCCATTCATACAAAGACAGCACAATTTGAAACATTGGGAGGGCGCAAGGTGGTAATACACGGAAGCGCGAACCTACGGAGTAGTGGCAATATAGAACAATTTACGATAGAGGAAAATCCCGACCTATACGACTTCTACGATGAGCATTTAAGCCGGATCGTCGAGAAGTACGCAACCATAAAGAAACCGGTACGCGGTAACGACTTATGGAGTGAGTTAATTAAAAAGAAGTTCAACGATTAAAAAAGGAGGTATTATGGCAAGCGGAAGCGAAAGCACCAGCGGAGGAAGCCGGATAAGAAGCAGTACGGCAGCAAGTCAAAGGGGCTATGTAGCTTGGAATCCGTCTATGGACACGCCTTTTTGAGTGAGTAACACAAAGCCGCACCCACAGGCGGCGCGGCTTTTAATTCAATTTTTCAATGGAGAAGAAGAAACAAAAGACAGAAGCACAACCGGGCAAGAAAGCAGATATAGCCAGCTTGGTACAAAGTCAAGTTATGCCATTGGCGGACATATCCCCCAATAAGGGGCAAATTCCCGGCGTGCCAAAGAACCCCCGAAGCATACGCGACGACAAATTTAAGCTGTTGAAGCGTAGCATAGAGGAAGACCCGGAAATGTTGGGACTTCGGGAAATACTTGTTTACAAGTACGAAGGCAAACACATAATCATAGGAGGTAATATGCGTTTCCGCGCCCTTAAAGAGTTGGGGTACAGCGAAGCGATAGTTAAGGTTTTGCCCGAAAGCATACCAGCCGAAAAACTACGCGCCATTGTCATAAAGGATAATAGCGGCTTTGGCGATTGGGACTGGGAAGCGTTGGGGAATATGTGGGATGCTTCCGACCTTACAAATTGGGGATTGGACGTGCCGGAATTGGATAACGTCAAGGTTGAAGAAGAAGCGGAAGAAGACAATTTTCCGGTAGAGGAACACCTGCCCAAAGAAGCAAGGGCGAAGTTTGGCGACATTTACGCGTTGGGCAAACATAGGCTTATTTGCGGCGATAGTACGGACGCGGAAACGGTTAGCCTTTTAGTAGGCGACAGCAAAGTAGATTTGCTTTTAACCGACCCACCTTATAACGTGGATTATTCAAGCAAGAACGAAGCATTAAACGCCGCCGACAAAGGAAACCGCATACAGAAGGACATCGCCAACGACAAAATGGAAGATACGCAGTTTCAAGAGTTCCTAACGGCAGCTTTCACGAACGCGAACCACCACCTCAAGCAAGGCGGCGCGTTCTACATTTGGCACGCCGGGACGGAAGGGCTTAACTTCAAGATAGCGGTAAAGCGCGTAGGCTGGGACTTAAAGCAGATACTAATTTGGAACAAAAATAACATGGTGTTAGGCAGACAGGACTACCAATGGAAACACGAACCGTGTTTGTACGGTTGGAAGCCCGGCGCAAGCCATTACTTTATAGCCCGGCGCGATTTGCTTACGGTATATGAAGAAAAGGACATCGATATAGACGCACTTACAAAAGCTGAAATGAAAGAGTTGCTTAAAACGATACTTCAAAGTCCACTGCCTACAACCGTGATAGAGGAAGACAAGCCACTAAGGAGCGAAAGCCACCCGACCATGAAGCCGTTAAAGCTAATGGGGCGTTTGATACGCAACAGCACACGACCGGGCGAAATAGTGTTAGACCTGTTCGGCGGAAGCGGCAGCACCTTAATGGCGGCTGAACAGTTGGGGCGCGTTTGCTATACGATTGAGTTAGACCCTTGCTATATAGACGTGATTATAAAGCGTTGGGAAGAATATACAGGGGAGCAAGCGCGGTATTTAGGCAACTGCGCAAAAGAAAACGAGAACAGCACGGGAAATAATAAATAACAGCACAGATGGCAGCTAAGGATATAGAGCAATACAAATTCAAGCCCGGACAAAGCGGAAACCCAAAAGGACGACCGAAAAACCGTGTTCCCGAACAACTCGTTACGATTTTCGGAAGCAAGGCTAAGGCGAAAAAGTTCTATTGCCTTAGCGCAACCGAGATAAACGAATGGGAATCCGCTATACTTACACTTTCCGTCGAAGACTTGAAAGTATTAGCGCAATGGAGCGGCGCACCAGCATACCCGAAAGGACTTGCAATAGCCGTTCTTAGCGATATGAAGAACGGGAAAACTACGACGCTTGACAAATTGCGAGAACGGCAATACGGAAAGCCTACGCAACGGATGGAAGTAACAGGAAAGGACGGAGCGGACTTGATACCAGCGCGGACGCTCACCAAAGAGGAAGCGCAACAATTATTCAAGGACTTGCAAGAAAACTATTAAGACGTGGAGATAAGGGATATAGATATAATAAGGACGTGGACGCTACAAAATACGTTGAACTTTACGCGCTACTTCTTCAAAGAGAAGTATAATCGTAAGTTCGTCGTAGGCAAACACCACGTTAAAATCGCGGAAGCCTTAGACCGGGTATTTCGCGGCGAATCTACACGCCTTATCATCAACATAGCCCCCCGATACGGAAAAACCGAATTAGCCGTAAAGAACTTCATAGCTATGGGGCTGGCGATAAACCCGAAAGCCAAGTTTATACATTTGTCGTATTCCGACGATTTGGCACGCGATAACTCAAGGGGTGTACAAGAGATTATCAGAGAAAGCAGCTACCGCCGCTTGTTTCCCGGAACGATGCCGACCAGCATAAACACGCGCAAATGGTTTACAACGGAAGGCGGCGGACTTTACGCCGTAAGTTCAGCCGGGCAAGTTACAGGTTTCGGGGCTGGTTTGGTGGATAAGGAAGACGAAGAAGAATTAGCCGCCGAAGTGGAAGAATTAAGCAGCATTGATAACGGCGATTTCGGGGGCGCGATTGTAATAGACGACCCAATTAAGCCGGACGATGCAAGAAGCGCGTTAGTAAGGGAAAAGGTAAATCAAAAGTTTGAAACCACCATACGAAACCGCGTAAACAGCCGAAAGACCCCGATAATAATAATCATGCAGCGTTTGGACGAAGACGACCTTTGCGGCTATTTGCAACGCTTAGAGCCGGATGAATGGGAAGTGCTAAGCCTCCCGGTCATAGAAACAGACGAAAACGGCGAAGAAGTACCGCTTTGGGAGTTCAAGCACACGTTAAAGGAGTTGCACGATTTGAAAGATAAAAATTCGTGGGTATTTGAAACGCAGTATATGCAGAACCCGAAGCCGCTTACAGGCTTGATGTACGAACGGGAGTTCAAGACATACGAAACAATACCCGTAACCCGGAAGCATACGGTAAAAGCCTACATAGACACGGCGGACACGGGCGCGGACTTCCTTTGTTGCATCATATACCTCGAAACGGAATTAGGTAACTTCATTCTTGACGTGTATTATACACAAGCCCCAATGGAAACGACAGAGCCGGAAACGGCGCGGCGGCTTTCCAAGCACGAAGTAGAACGGGCGGTTATAGAAAGCAATAACGGAGGGCGCGGATTTGCCCGGAACGTGGAAACACAGTGTAGGTTATTGGGCAACAAGAAAACTTCTATAACGTGGTTTCATCAGTCGGAAAACAAGGATGTACGCATCTTTAACCATTCGGCGGAAGTGCAGAACCTAACCCACTTTCCAAAGGGCTGGGAACACTTGTACCCAAAATTCTACAAAGACATAACCCAATATATGAAAGTTGGCAAGAACGCGCACGACGACGCACCGGACGCACTTACGGGAACGGTGGAGAAGCGGAACAGCCAGCCGCAGAAACTGACAAGCATTTTTCGATAACTAAATACTTACCATCATGACGATAGAAGAATTATTAGCAAAGAGCGAGAACGAACTAACCAGCGTTATCAACGAGTTAAGAAACGGACGGAACACCCCCGAACCAAACTCGATAAAGCACGCAATGGAATTTGACCCAAAGACGCACGACATAAACGACAAAACAAAGCGAATGGACAAACTTGTAGTAGTCGATAAGGACAGCGACGAATACGGGGAAGTCAAAAACGTAAACCCGAACGTAGAAATTACGACCGAACAAGGGTTTAGGATTGAACCGGTTGCACGTATTGCGTTGGCTATACAAAAGTTGATTGTCAAACGTGCGGTAGCCTTTACGTTCGGAAACCCGGTTACATACAACGCTAACCCGGAAAACGAGGAAGAAAAAGCATTGTTACAGGCATTAAACCGGGTATTCTACGACGTGAAAGAAAAGACGCTTAACCGCCGTGTCGCACGCAGCCTGTACAGTACGACCGAAGTAGCCGAACTTTGGTATCCTGTGGAAACAGAACCGCACAAACTTTACGGCTTCAAGAAAAACGTAAAGTTCAAGGTTGCAGTATTCAGCCCTATGTTTGGCGATAGGCTTTACCCATACTTTGACGAAGCTCGCGACCTTGTAGCCTTTTCGCGTGAGTTCACACGAAAAGACCGCGACCTCATTACACGCACCTATTTTGAGACCTACACGAAAGACAAGCATTATTTATGGAGTTGCGAAGGGTTGGAAACGGCAACGAGCGGCACGAATTGGCAGTTAGTGGAGGGTTATCCGAAGCAACTTTCAATAGGTAAAATTCCGGTCATATACGCAAGCCAGCCGCAAGTAGAATGGGAAGACGTGCAAAGCCTTATAGACCGATTGGAAAAACTGCTTTCCAACTTCGCCGATACGAACGACTACCACGCCAGCCCGAAGATTTTCGTAAGAGGAACGATAAAAGGTTTTTGCCGTAAGGGAGAAGCTGGCGGAATCATTGAGGGAGAAGACGGGGCGGAAGCGCAATACCTATCATGGGCGAACGCACCCGAAAGCGTGAAGTTGGAAATAGACACGCTTCTAAGAATGATTTACACCATTACGCAAACGCCCGATATTTCATTTGATACGGTCAAGGGATTAGGAGCGGTAAGCGGCGTTGCGTTGCAACTTCTTTTCATGGATGCGCACCTAAAAGTACAGGACAAAAGCGAGATATTCTCCGAATACTTGCAACGCCGTATTAACGTGCTAAAAGCGTTCATGGCGCAAGCTAATATGAGTTGGAAGGAAGCCGCAAGCCGCTTGATAGTAGAGCCGGAAATAACACCTTACATCATAGAAGACGAACTAAGCAAAATAAATATCCTTCAAGCGGCAAACGGACAAAAGCAGATAGCGAGCCGAAAGGCAACTATACAGCGTTTAGGCTGGGCGGACAACGCCGAAGACGAAGAAGCCGCGATAGAAAAAGAGGAGGAGCGCGAAAAGTCATATTATCAAGGCGAACCCACTTTTTAGCCTTATTAGTATCACTTTAATACAAAATCGTGCGTTCTAAGCGTGTTTCTTTCTTTGGTGAGTACAAAGCCACACTCACGGAAAGGAACGCGCTTAAACGCCAAATCTTAGAAAAATAGCTATGCCCAATGATAAAAACGACATAATAGCCCAACTTCGGGGATTTGACGCGCAGCACTACGCATCAACCGAGCGTTACGCAAAGCAGGTTGAACGGCTTTACAATTCGGCTTGCGATGAGTTTGCCCGTATGGGCATAAAGCCGGAGGAAGTAACGGAAGATGGTTTCTCCTTTGACAGATTGCCGAAGACGAAGAAGAAGGCGCAAGGCATACTAACCCGGCTTGTAGGCAAGTTGCAAACGGTCATTACCACCGGGACAAAAGCGGAATGGCTGGCAGCTTGCAAGAAAAACGACGCTTTTATAAGTTCCATTCTACGAACGACAAAGCTAACCAAAGAAGAAGTAGAGCAATACCAAAGCCGAAACCTTGAAGCCTTAAACACTTTCCAACGCCGGAAAGTGGAAGGTTTGGGATTGAGTGAAAGAGTATGGAAGTACGCCGGAGAATTGAAAGCCGCTATGGAATTGGGCATAGACGTAGCATTAGGAGAAGGCAAAAGCGCACAGGAACTAAGCCGGGATTTGCGCGGTTACTTGCAAGAACCCGATCGGCTTTACAGGCGTGTACGCGACAAGGGGGGAAACTTGCGTTTGAGCAAGGCGGCAAAGTTGTATCATCCCGGACAAGGCATTTACCGTTCTTCGGCAAAGAACGCACAAAGGCTGACCCGGACGGAAATAAACATGGCATACCGGGAAAGCGAGTTTTTGAGGTGGCAAAAGTTGGATTTCGTGGTAGGTTTCCGCGTCATGTTGAGCAACAACCACACGACAACCAACAGCAAAGGCGAAAAGATACCGCTTGTTGATATTTGCGACGAACTATGGGGCGATTACCCTAAGACGTTCAAGTTTACGGGCTGGCATCCGCAATGCCGGTGTTTCGTTGTGCCTATATTGTCGGATTATGACGAATACAACCAAGACCGGGCAAACAGGCTAAAAGCCATTATCAGGAAAGCCAAATACGAAAGTATGCCTTCACGCAGAACCGTAACGGATGTGCCTAAGAAGTTCCGGGACTATATAGACAGCATAAAGGAACGCGCTAAGGGCTGGAAGTCCATGCCCTACTACATTCGGGACAACTTCAAAGGCGGAAAGATTGAAGGGGGGGTAAACGCGACCATACCGACAAGAACCATGAACAGCGTAAAGCCTTGTACGGAATTTGACGGAGATATTAGTTACTTGAAACGCTGGGCATACGCTTTGGGCGGCGACATTTCCAATATAGACGCGCTAAGAACCGCAGGAAACCGCGAGAACTTAAAAGCGGAAATAGACCGGGTTAGAGAAGTCATGCACGGCAATTTAGACAAGTGGCATGACGCACAGGACAAACTAAGCCGGGTTGTTTCGGAAGACTTACAAGGCTATACCGACATTCAAGCCGAGTTCCAAAAAGTTTTAACGGGAAACGAACCAAACACAGAACGGTATTACGCCGATTGTATTAGCCGATTGAAACAAGCCGTAAAAGACGCGCTGGCAAAATTGGCTAAGGTCAAGGAAGAAGAAGCCAAAAGCGGAGACAAGCCACACCACGCACTAAGGAAAGAATATACCAGCAACGAGCAGGTAGATGAAACATTCAAGGTTATAAACGGCGAACTTACTGAAAAGTGGTTTGAGAACGGAGACCTTAAATTAGGATTGGACACGGGAAAAAGAACCAACGGCTACACGTATATGGACGGTAGAATCTACCTACAAAAAGAAAGGCTTGCGTGGGTGAAAACGGCTTTGGAAAAGATTGCGCAAGGCAAATCCGCAAGTATAACAACAGACGAAGCAAAAGGAATGGCTACGTTTTGGCACGAGATTACGCACAACCGCAACAAGCCGGGCAATATGCGTCTAACAGACACGCAACGGCGATACATGGAGTTGGCTAACGAGTTTGTAGCGCGTAAGACATTGCCGGAGTTCTATCGCGTATTGGGGTGCAAGGAAACGCCGCAACCGCAATTCATAAATAACCGAAGTGATACGGGCTATAACGACATGGTAAACAATTACGATTTTGTTGTTAGGAGGTTGGGGCTTGATGCCGATAAGGTATTAGAGGAAGTACGGCGCAACTTGTTCAACGAAGTATATAGCGACCAATTAACCGGATTGAAGCAAGGGTTATTAAAGGGAGGATTAAAACGTTTGGACGGAAAGAAAATCAAAGCAACGGAATTGAAAAAGTTGCTTTCAATAATTGCGGCAAATAGTAATAGCACCTTAGAAAATTGGTTGAAAATAAACGGGTATTTGAAATAAAAGGGAGCTAAACAAGCTCCCTTCAATCAATTATAGCCCCCGTTTCATTAGAAAGCCGGTTTATTTCTTCCCAACAATAATCCTCGTACTTTTTAGCCGCCTTGTACAATTCTTGATTTTTCATTTCTAAGGCGAGTTTTTGCAATCTTTGAGCTTGAACGGCATAAGAATCACTTTCTATACTTTCTTTTGAAAACCCTTTCATCGGGTCTGTAGAATACCCGGCAACTTTTGCTAAGATTTTTTCATCTTCGCAGAAGTCAAAAACCGTTTTCCCTATTAAATCCTTGTAGTTCATATTGGCTTATTTTTATTTCCTTCTTCTTGTAGTTCAAAACAAAAGTAGTAATTACCCACGATAAAACAAAACAGGGCAAAAACATAACACAAGAACAAACAGGCAAATTTATAGGCATATAGCACCACAAACCGCCATGATAAAAGGAACATCCATAACAAAACGGCAATAACAATTACCAAGACATTAAAGGCAATAGCGAAAACTACTCAACGTATTAAGATAGTACATAAGATTACATAATGCACATAAATAAATGAAAAAACGTAATTAGGCATTGTTTTTTATCGTATCTTTGCGAATAAAGGAGGTAATATGGAAACAACAGCATTACAGAAAAAGCGGAAGTACATAGACTTACCCGTTAATACGCTTCAAAAACTTTCAGCTATGGCAGCTTCACAAGGTCAGAACTTGAAGGCTTTTATAGAAAACGTATTGGAAACAAAGGCAGAATCTTCGGATGTGGCTTATACCAACCCCAGCCCCAGCGGTGACACGTGGTTTGACGATCCCGAAAATGTTGCTGCGCTTAATCGCGGTATTGAAGACGCTAAGCAAGGCAGAACGGTAGCGATGAAACCCGATGAAACCTTAGACCAATTTTTAGACCGGATAGAACTATGTATATAATTGATTTTGTGCCGGAAGCTGCTAAGGACGTTATAAGGCTTAGAAAGTCGGACGCACAAGCATACAAGAAACTGCAAAAACTTATCGAAGAATTGAAAGAACACCCCACAACAGGAACGGGGCAAATAGAGCAACTAAAAGGTAACTATTCGGGATATTGGAGCAGGCGAATAACAAAACAATATCGTTTAATTTACACCATACATGAAGATATTGTTACGGTTGAGATAGTATCAGTAGGAAGTCATTACGGGGATAAATAAGAGGGTGTATCAAATTAAGAAAGATTTGAGACACCCTCTTTTTAGATTACCCTTGCTCACTATTGTTTAGTTAGCTTCAAGCCAATAGAAGAATCACTCTCTTTTTCTCTCATATAGACATGAGCCTTTTTGTCGGAAAGACTAACAATGTCATAATAAAGGTATTCTTCGCCATCAATAAAAGTATAAACTTTACTTCCTTCCGCCTTGTAAGTGCCGCTACCATTTCCAAACTCGCCCCAAGAATCATAAGTGCCGTTTTCTTTGATAACCATATAAGTCGGTTTAAACACTTTTTCAGCAATTGAACTTGTGACATCCAAATAAGACCCGTCGTTTTGTTCGATTTCGGTTACTCTCCATTTACCGTACAATAAACTTTTATCGTAGTTAAAAGATAAATCATCATCTTTAGAACAACTACATAGAACTAACACACACGCAAAAAGCGTAAAAAGAAACTTTTTCATTTGTTTTTAATACCTTTGTACCCACTGCCCGAAGTAGATGTTATTTTACCGCATAGAAAAAGCGCGGACTATATAGGTTTGAGTATTTGAGGCATCGCCAAACGCCATACGAAAACAAACCATATAGCCGCGCTTTGCCTGTATATCAGATTAGGATATACGACATTAGCGCGTAATAGGTTTCTTTTTCGTAATTTGTCAAATTGGCGATTTTCAAATACAAAAAACCTAACGCTTCTCCGTTAGTTGCCGGATTTCTCCCCAACAACACCGCAAAGATATGAATTTATTAGCATTACGCAAACGAAAAGCATACAAGCCGCATATAAAAACAACTTGAAACAAGCAAAAACAACCTATTTCAACCTAAAACAAGCTGGAACAAGCTAAAACAAGCAGACGCGAAAAATAAGGGGTAGGTTGTTTTTAGGTTGTTTTTCCGAACCGCCATTTTGCCCCCAAAGCTACCATTTTGCTAAGGTCGGCAAAATGATAAGAAAAACGGATAATTTTATTATTTTGCTAATAATCACGTGTTTACAAAACAAGCTAAAACAACTTAGAACAAGCTGAAACAAGCTAAAACAACCTTATATCTATATCAATATCAATAAATATATATACTGTTGTTGTTGTCGTTATACGCGCACGCGCACGCGAGAAAGCCCCAAAGGGGAAAATTGGAAGTATTCGTGAAGTGTTTGGCGGCTTGTTTTGGTTGGTATCACCTTAATACGACTTACTTTTGCAGAAAGTAAAAGCAAGAATAGTTTATGAACGAATTACAAGAAAAGATTTTAGCACTACTTGTAGCAAAGTTTCAAGGCGTGCGCAAAGACGGTTTGCAACATTTGGCAGCCGCTATCGGCTTACAGGTGGCAAACGAGGAAGAAGCTAACCAAATCGTAGATAAACTTACCGCCGACAAGGTTAGCGCATTTGTAACGGAGTGGCGGCGAAGTGCCGACGCGGAGATTAGCAGAGCTAACCAAACCTACGAAAACAGCCTTAAAGAAAAGTATGATTTCGTAGATAAGGGAAAGCAAACGCCTCCGGCTGGACAACAGACACCACCCGACACGAGCGGCGCGGTGACGCTTGACGCGATTAGCAAACTTATCGATGAAAAGATGAAGGGCGTACAGGACAGTATTACCACACTTAACGCCGATAAGGTGGCAGAAACGCGACGTAAACTATTTGTAGCCAAGTTGGACGAAGCAAAGGTAGAGGGAAGACAACGGGAAATGATGTTGCGCAACTTTGACCGTGTGAACAGCTTTGCCAATGAAGAAGACTTCAACAGCTACATGACCGAAGCGCAAGGCGACATCGCAGCTTTGCAACAGGAAAACGCGGATAAGGGACTGCAAGGACACGAAAAGCCCATTTTTGGAGCCGTGAACAAAGACGGGGTTAGCAGTGGCGTAGCAGACTTTATCAAGGCGCAGAGCGAGAATAACAAAACCCTTACGGGGAAAGAAGTTTAACGACGTAAAAACAGAGTAAAAATGGGTTTAAGAATAGACCGAAGGAAGGATGAGCGCGTAATACACGCTTGTACGCACATGTTGGCGGACATTCCCAACGGTGTAACCGTTTGTTCCGCCGACCTTGTAGCCGGTGTGCCTTTGCTTGAAGGCACGGCAATAGGAAAGGATGCCGCCGGACTTTTCCATGCGGTAAAGACGGCGCAGCTTACAGAAACCGCCAATAATTCCGCCACTTCTTACAAGGTTAAGAAGGGACACCACTTCAAAAAGGGCGATTTTGTAATGGCAAAAGTAGGCGCAAAGGCTTACGCGATTACAGCCATCGACAATACATCGGAAGCCACCCACGACACGATTACGGTAGGAACTACGCTGGGAGTGGAGGTCAAGCAAGGCGGCGCACTTGTGCAGGCAGACAAGGAAAGCACAAACAACACAAGCGCGTTTAAGTACGTGCCCAAAGCAATGACAGGCGACAGTTACGACGTTAGGGAGCTTGACAACCACCTCGTAGCCGCCGTTACCATTGGACAATTCAAAGAAAGTGTTATCCCGGTACAGAACGACGACATCAAAGCCGCGCTTACCGGAATTGTTTTAATTTAATTGGCAGTAGGTTATGATAGGAACTTTAATGCGCGGACTTGTAGAAAAGGACATGCAAGCCGTCGTTAATACTTACGACTTGAAGCCCTACTACTACCCTACGCTTTTCCCATTGAAGGAAACTTATACTTTGACGTGGAAAGCGTTGGAAACGCAGGTAGGGTTAAAGATTGCCGCCGATTTGGTAGCACGCGGCGCGAGCATTGACAAGAAGACGCGCGAAGCTATTGCACGTATTCAAGGGGACATCCCCAAGATTGCGGTAAAGCGTACCAAAAACGACGAAGAACTGAACGAGTACGACATCATGGTAGCTATGACTTCACAAAACCCGGATTTGCGCCGGTTGGTTGAAGCATGGGCGGAAGACACCGATTTTTGCTGGACGGCGGTTGCCGCACGTTTGGAATGGATGGCGTTGCAGTCTATCTCGTTGGGAAAGATTACGCTTACCAACAGCAACAACGTATCGGTACTTAGCGAATACGACGTAGATTACCAAATACCGGCAGACCAAAAGGTAGGTTTCCAAACCGGCTCGGCAAATTGGGCTACTTCGGCATCGGCAAAACCGATTACCAAAGACTTCAAAACGGTTGTCAAGGCGGCTAAGAAGAAAGGGCATAACTTGAAGTTTGCCTTTATGTCGCTTGACACGTTCGCCACATTTACGGAGTGCGAGGAAGTGCAGAAGATTTGCGCATCGTTCGCCGCAAACGCTTTGGGCATCCAGCAAACGCCGAGCGTAGAACAGGTAAACACTGCCTTACGCGGTTTGTCTTACTTGCGTGGCTTGCAGGTGGTAGTTATCGACCAAGACATCACGATCGAGTTAGGAGACGGTAGCCGACCATTCAGCGGAAACCCGTTTACCGAAAACGTGGTAATGTTCAGTGAAAGCAAGGTTTTGGGCAATACCTATTGGAAGAAACCGGCGGACATGAACGTACAAGGCTCGGTAGCTATTAAGGCTTTGAACGGTCATACACTTATCAAGAAGTTTGCGAACGAAGAACCGTTGGAGGAAGTGACAATGGGCATTGCAAACGCTTTCCCGGCGTGGCTTTCTTCTTCCCGTTCATGGTTGATGAGTACAGACAACGGAAGTTGGAATCACTAAACAATACAGCCGGAAGGATTAACACCCTTTCCGGCTTAACCCAAATAGGCTTATGACGTATAAAGAATGGTTTTCCCGTACCGTTTCACGCTTTGGCGTTGAGGGCGGAGACATAGAACTGATTTTAGCAAACCAGCAGGGAGCAATCCCGGACGCGGATGCGGAAGTAGATATAACGACCGCCAAACGCGCCCTTTGTGCCGAATTTGGCTCTATCATTCCGCTTGCCAACGTAAGCGAAGGCGGTTATTCCCTTTCGTGGAATTGGGAAGCTATCAAGTTTTGGTACAAACAGACTTGCGGCGAATTGGGCATAACACCGGTTACAACGCCGAAAGTCAGAAACAGAAGCAACAGATGGTAACGAACGTAATAAACAGGCAATACCCACACTACCTGTATAAGCGAACTACGGGCGGCGAAGCCGTGCAGAACGCAAATGGGAGTTGGGAAACGACGGAGGGCGAATGGGAGTACCATAGCCGATGCCGGGAGGAAACCAACGGACGGGGTACGCAAATACAGACCGCCAGCGGAAAGTTTGTTACGTTTTCTTCGCTTGTGCAAATTCCGGCAGGAGTTGAGCGCATCCCCGAAGGGGTGGAGATTGCAGTAACAGAAGAACCGGTAGAACCTTCTATGTTGCTTGACCAAGCGAAAGCAGAAGAAGCCAAAATTACGGGATTGATTAGGATTTCCGGCGAATGTCTGAAATTCGACAAAGGTAGATTGCATTGTAGGCTATGGGTATAAAGGCGAACTTCAAAGGCAGCATGGACAACGTACTAAGGACGTTTCTCGCCGAAGTGGAAAGGCAGATAATAGAAAGCCTTTGCCGCATTGGAGAAGAAGCCGTAGCCTTTGTGAGAAAGCCCCACGCGAGGGACTGGGAAGACCAAACGGGCAACCTACGTTCTTCCATCGGTTACGTTGTATTCAAGGACGGAAGGCAAATAAGGCAAAGCACTTTTGAAACCGTACCGCCCAAAGAAAAAAGGGAAAATGTAAAATACAACGGAGCAAGCGAGGGGCTGGCGTTGGCGCAGGAGGTCGGAAGCACGCACAAGGAAGGTTATACGCTTGTGGTAGTAGCCGGAATGAACTACGCCGTACACGTTGAAAGCAAAGGGCGCGACGTGCTTACATCTGCCGAGAAGCAAGCCGAAAAACAAATAGCAAGAGAGTTAGCAGATATGGTTACTAACATTACAAACGCTTTTAGATAGTGAAGAATTGCAGCAGCATAGACACCGACGATATCCTGTACCGGATTATTTCGGAAGGGGTCAGAGCCGGGAATATTGAGATTTCCGGCGTTGTCTGCGTACAAGACGAACGCCCGGACGACAGCGAAACCGAAGATATTGTAATAAACACTATCACGGTTACGCACGGAAAGCCGCAAAGCGGAACTTCAAACGTGAACATTTACGTTTCTGACAGGAAGGTAAAGATACGCGGAAGGGAGCAACGCAAGGCATACCGGGAACGCTTGCGCGAGATTGGCGATGCCGTTGTAGCCTATTTGGAAGCGCAAAACATTGCAGACCTCGAATTTTGGATAGAAAACGATACAGTGATTAAAGAACAACAGGTAAAACAGCACTACCGCAATTTGCGGATAGGCTGGAATATCCATTAAAACAGCAATAAAATGGCAACATTGGTAACTTTGGGACTTTCCAAGATATTAGGAAAGAAAGGCGAGCCTACCAAATTGGATTTCGTAGAAACCGATTATAAGGTATTCGGGCTTACTTACGAGGACACCTGCAAAATGTCGCAGGAAGACCCGGAAACGACCGAGTTCTACGCGGAGGAAGAAGACGACCCGGTAGAAACCATTGAGAAGCAAGGAAAGATTACTTTCACCTTTTCAATCATGAACCCCGATTTAGACACGTTAAAACGTCTATTCGGCGGAGAAGTCGCAAGCGACGTATGGAGTTACCCGGACGTGGTGAGTTCCGTAGAGGAATCCGTTATCATTCTTCCGCGAAAGGGCTTGAAATTCCATATTCCGCGAATGAAGCTGACTTCAAAAATTAACGGAGAGTTCAGCAAAAAAGGACTGCTTCTCATTGAAGTAACCGGGACAGTGCTTAAACCGACTACCGCCGGATTAAAGAAAATGGCAGTAGGAAAAGTAGCGGCTTCCACATTAGCGGCTGGGTAACTACCGCCACCAAGCAAAACGAGTTCTAACCGGAAAGACCCGCTACAACATTGTTTCCGGGTCTTTCTTCATTTTTAGAGTATGGACAATAACACGAAATTAGAAAATCTGACACGTGAGCAAAACGAGCTAAGACAGATGATAAGCAGCGGTGTAACATTCGACGTTGAGATAACCTGCAAAAGACGAAAACCCGGACTATTGGGCTTTTTAAGAAAGAGGGAAACAATCAAGAAAAAGAAAGTTTTCCGCGTTGCAGAACCGACGTTATCCACGCTTGACCGGCTTAGCGCGTTATGGCTTGAAATGACCATAGACGAAACGAAACTGAACGATACGGATTACTTATGTGCCGCAAAGAAATTGGCAGCACAGGAAGCAAAGAAACTTGCCGAAGTGGTAGCCGTTGCGGTATTGGGAGAAGACTATTACGACGTAACCGAAAAAGGCGGATATTACACGCGGAAACCTAACGAAAAACGGTTGAAACGGCTTGCGTCATTGTTCGAGCATACAATAACGCCCTCGCAGCTTCTTACGCTTGCCATATTGATAACCAACGTAAGCAACTTAGGGGATTTTATAAACTCTATAAGATTGATGAGCGCAACACGCACAAGCGACCCGATGACAAATCTTATAGAGCAACAGGACTAAAAAGCCCATACGGACGGCGAGGCTCGGTTTGTGCGCACTTCGGCTGGACGTTGGACTACCTTCTGCACGGTATTTCGTGGGGAACGGTACAGAGAATGTTAATAGACGCGCCCGGAGTTGAGGACGAAGACACTACTAAGAACAATTCCGAAATAGTGCTTTCCGACGACAACGCGGACGAAGTATTAAAACTAATAAACAGCATGAATCGATGAACATACAAGGCGGCGGTTTGTCTTTTGACATTTCAGGAACAAACAGGGAGCTGCTCCGGGTGCTTGAAGAAAGTAAAAAGGCTATCCAGCAGTTCAGCGCGTCAGCGGTACAAGGCGGAAAGGGTATAGATAAAGCCTTTGAGATAGCCGCTGCCGCCATAAATTCGGGGTTTGCCCAAATAGACCGCATATCAGAAGAAAACAGGGCAGCGTTAAAAGACCTTCAAGCCCAATACGCGGAATTAGGCAAGCAAGCCGGGAAAGCGTTTGCAGAAGGGCGCGATGAAGAATACCGCGCATTGGCAGCACGTCAAAGCGTGTTGAAAAGCGAAATAAACCTACGCCAGCAAGTAGTAAGCGAAGCGGAAAAGCAAGCCGACGCACTTCTGAAAGAAGAACAGGAATTGAACAAACAGCGCGAAGCGGTGGAGAAAAACGCGAACGCGCACGCTTCATTCCGTACACAGCTAAGGAACTGCCGGGAAGAATTGGCAGCATTGGAGATAGAAGGCAAGCAAAATACAGAAGAATACCGCAAGTTGCAGGAAGAACTACACAGACTAAGCGAAGCTATGGACGCAGTGAACACGCAAGCAAGTATCTTGAAGAAAGGAGAACGCGGCTGGGAGGGTCTTATACGTGGTGTTTCCGGCTTAACCGGTGCTTTTTCAGCGGCACAAGGCGCAATGGCTTTATTTACAGGTGAAAACGAAAACCTTCAAAAAGTGATGTTGAAGGTGCAAAGCCTTATGACCATTACAATAGGCTTGCGCGAAGTACAGCTTATGTTAGACAAGGACGAAGCGTTTATGCTCGTTACATTGAGGAAGGGAAAAGAATTGTACGCGGCGGCAACGGAACGGGCGGCTCTTGCTTTGACAAAGCTCGGACTTTCAGCAACAGCGGCGAATGTTGCGAGCAAGGCTCTCATGGCTACACTTACTTTGGGGCTTTCCGTAGCCATTACCGTAATAACGGTAGCTATTACACGGATGATAAGCAAACAAGCCGAAGCAAAGAAACAGGCCGAAGAATTTAACAACAAGGTTGCAGAAGCAGCAGCCGAACCTGTTGCGGCATACCGCTTATTACAGGCGGAATGGTTAAGCCTTACCGGGTCATTGAAAGACCGTGAAGCATGGGTACAGGAAAACGCCGACAAATTCAACGATTTAGGTTACTCGGTACGCAGTGCAAAGGAAGCGGAAGAATTATTGGTTTCAAACAGTGCAAAATTTGTGGAAGCAATGATGTTGCGTGCAAAAGCGGCGGCAACAAGCGAACTTGCCGTAGAGAAGTACAAAAAAGTCATTGAAGCACAAAACGAATTGGATAAAACACCCAAAGCTTACGTTTCCAAGAAAGGAACGTATAAAGACGGCAACGGAGTTAAACGGGAAGGAACGGTATTAGTAAAAAGCAGCAATTGGCAAGAAGCGGAAGATAATCTGAAACAAGCCGAAGAAGAATACGACAAACTTGTTACCCAACAAATACAATTCACGCAAAAAGAAAAGGAAATTTTGGCTTCCATAGGCAACCAAACGGGGAAAGTCGTAGCCGGAAGCGTGGAGGCGGTAGAAAAAGAACTTTCACGCTTGCAAGAACTTTACAAGAAAGCCGCAACGGACACCGAACGTGCCGATATTGCAAAGAAGATAGCCGAGCAGCAAAAGGAATTAGACCGCATAAGCTATCAAAGCGGAGGAAGCAAAAACACTGCCGGAAAGGAAGCCGACCCGTTCGCCGAACAACTTAACGAGCGGAAAACGCTTTATTCAAAATACCTGAAATGGGTTACAAGCTCGGACAAAACGGTACGGAAAGCCGCAAATACGGAGTTTGCCGCACTGCTTCAAGAAGGAACAAGCTACCTCGACTATTTGGAAAAGCAACGCGATGCCATTTCAAGCAAGACCAACAAGACTGCTACCGACTTGAAAAACCTTTCCATGTTGAACAACGAGATAGCCAACGCAACGAAAGAAGCGGTTATTTCGGACTTTGACGCACAATTGCAAAGGGAGCTATCGATGTGCCAAACCGTAAGCGAACAACTTGCACTGATTGAAAAACGCCGGGAAGAATTGAGCGGCGACAATTCGGACGTAGATAACGCCAAATCGGATATTTTGGACGTAGCGGAAGACAACACAAAAGAACAGGCAAAACAGCAAACGAAAGAACTTTTGCAGGAATACGCCAGCTACCTACAAGAAAAGATAGAGTTTGAAGAAAGCTACGCACGTAATCGGGAGTTGTTGAGCAAGGCATCAGTAGAAGCGACCAGCGAGAAAGAAAAGCAAGTAGCGGAAGCCGCGTTAGCCGAATTGGAAAAGAAACGGAAGGAATATGAGAACAGAAGCGGAAGCGAACAATACGACCAATTGCTAACGGAATACAAGACCTACCAAGAACAGCAAACGGAGATATTGAACAAATACGCCGAACAACGGGCGGAAGCGGAAAAACAGGGCAATTTATCCATGATTACGCAAATCAACGCAAGGGAGCAAGCAGAGCTAAGCAAACTTGCGGCTTCACGCCTTATGGCTACGGAAAGTTGGAATCAGTTGTTTAGCGACCTTTCCCGGTTAAGCACAAGAACCATAAACAAGCTGCTTGACGACATTAACGGCAAGAAGATAAAGTTTTCCACGCAGTTTGACCCGGCAGACTTGAAAGCCATAAACGAACAGTTGGAAAAGGCGCGTAACGAATTGGAAAGCCGAAACCCGTTTTTGGCGTTGAAAAACAGCCTTTCGGAACTAAGGGCGGCGATGAAGGCAGAAAAACTGTTAGAAAGCGACGACCCTTTTGTAAAGTCATTGCAAGAAAAGAAACAGCAATACCAAGAATACGCCGAAGCGGTAAACAGCACGGATGAAATTTTAGCAGGAGCGGCAAAGACGGCATACGCAAACCTTTTGAAAGAGGGAACATCATACGTTGATATGTTGCGCCGGAAGATAGCCGAACTTGAAACGCAAAAAGTAACTATCGGAATTGACGTTGAGGGCGAAGAAAAGTTAGCGGTATTGAAAACCGCACTCAACAAGGAAACAGGAGAAACCAAAAGCGTAGGCGAAGCGTTCAAAGCCACGTTTAGCGATATTGGAAGTAGCATAGATTTTGTTTCCGGCGCATTTGACAGCGTTGTAAGCGGAATAAAGAATATGGGTATTTCCATGAACGAGGAAACACAAGCCATATTGGGCGACATAGGCGGCATTATGCAGGGGGCTGGGCAATTGGCAAGCGGAATAGCCACAGGAAACCCGTTAGGCATTATTCAAGGCTCTATCGGGCTACTTTCTTCCGCCTTTGACTTGTTCAACTTCCGGGACAGGAAAGCGGAAAAGTCCATAAAACGGCATCAAGAAGCCGTTACTAAATTGGGTTATGCCTATAACGCATTGGAACACGCCGTAGATAACGCTTTGGGCGAAACCGTTTATCAGAACCAATCCGCGATGATTGCGAACTTACGCCAACAACAGAACGAAATAAACGGTATGATTAACGACGAAAAGGGCAAGAAAGATACCGATTGGGGAAGAATTGACGAATGGAATGAACAATACGCGGAAATAGGGAGGCAGATAGAAGACATAATGGCGGAAATAACGCAGAGCATTACGCAGACTTCCGCACCGGAACTTGCCGACCAATTGGCGGATGCACTCGTAGAAGCGTTTGAGAACGGGGAAAGTGCTGCGGAAGCATTCGGGGACGTGGCTAACGACGTACTTAAAAATGCCGTTAAAAACGCTTTGGCTTTGCAGTTTTTGGAAGAGCCGTTACAACGGGCTATTAAGCAGCTTCAAAAAGATATGGGTTTTGACGAAGAAGGAAATGGCTCGTTTGATGGACTGACGGAAGCGGAACAAAACCGCTTCAAGGCGGCGGTGCAAGCAGCCGGAAAGAATTTTGAAGAAGCCATGAACGTGTATAAAGACCTGTTCGAGCAGTTGGAAGACGAAGGCGACCCGACCACTTTAAGCGGTGCATACGCGACGGCAAGCCAAGAAAGTATAGACTTGCTGGCAGGTCAGACGAACGCCGTAAGGCAGAACCAAGTAACGAGCATAGCCCTTATACGCGAACAGCTTACCCACCTTGCAAGCATGGATAGAGGGATAAGCACAATAGCAGAAAGGTTATTGCGGATAATAAACAGGATGACCACGCCAAGCGACAACGGGCTGCGTTCGCAAGGTATAACGGACTAACAAAAAACAAAGGCTATGGATTTTCAACAGTTAAAAAACAGACTTGCGGCAGAAGCTAAGGCAAACGGGATTTGCAAAGAATGGTACAATCGTATTCTGAACGCACCTTCCAAAGAACACCTTTTGATGCTTTTTGTGAAAGGACTTGACTTCTGTCTAAAAAATGCCTTCACGGAAGATTTATGGGCAGAATTTGGAGGAATACGCCAGCATTACGGCGTATTTGTAAATGACCCTATCGATGCAAAAGGAGTTCGGAATGTTATAGCGTTTGGAACGTCGGAGGGAAAAGCGGAGTTTGACGGTTTTAACGTGGCGCAGATTTGGGCGCGTGATGACACAAAAATTAACGTGAAAGCCGGTGGGCACGCATATATCACGGTTGATATAGCAGACCGGGCAAAAGTGGAAATAACAGCGAGCGACATGGCGCGTATTTGCATATTCTTTCACGGCGGAAGTTACAACGCGAATACGGCAGGAAGCGCACAAATTAAAGTAATAGATAAACGTAATTGATTATGGAATTAGAACAAAACTTGATATTGAACATACCTTTTGACGAAGCCAACGGTTCGCAAACGGCATACGATTTCACGCAGAACCGGCATGACGCAAAAGTGATTGATTGCAGCTTTGTATCCGGCAAGCAAGGCAATTGCATCCACTTCGACGGGAACGGACGCGCCGAGATAGGGGATAATGTCGTAACGCTTTCGGGAAACTTCACTATTCTTGCATGGTTGAAAGGAATCCTTCTTACCGACGGGTTTACGGGCGCACGGATAGGACTATTTTGTAACACCAATCAAACCGAAGACGGGTATCGGGAAGCGTGGATAAACATTATACCGGGAAGCTGGGGGTATTTTGCCGTAAGAAAGGCAGGAAACCAAATAAGCCTGTACTTGGACACCCAACTAATAGAAACGGTCGTGCTTCCTTCCACATTGACCGGAATAGCCTTTGTACAGGACATTTACAGCATCGGCGACGGCTACGGCGATTTGGACGAATTGAAGATATACAACGTAGCATTAAGCGAAGAAGAAATAGCGGCAGGGCTCAACAACATTTCGCAGCTTGAATACTATTTGGACGGCGTAAACTTCAACGACTTCGACCTGCACGTAGAAAGTTCTACCGGAGTGCTTGACCTTCCGAAATTGAAAACGCCTTCTTCCGTAGATTGGGCTGACTATCACGGAAAAGTAATAGACTTGACGGCGAAACGCTACCAAGAACGGGAAATAACGCTTAATTGTTGGCTTAGGGCTACCGGGAAAATGGACTTTACGGAGCGCGTAAACAGACTGTACGAATATTTCCGCCAAGACGGTACGCAACGCCTTATGATTTCGATACACCCGACAAAGCCGTTGGTTTTCGAGGTCTATTGCGAAGACGGGATAGCCCCCTCTAAGCGTTGGCACGACGACAAGATGATAGGTACTTTTTCCTTGAAGTTGAAAGAGCCAGACCCGGTAAAGCGCGTTGTAAGACACCAGCGTTTGAACGAATCAAGTGCGGAACTTACGATAGAGTTCAAAAGCGACAAGATGGTTAATATCTATTGGGGCGACGGAACGGTCAGTGAAGACCTATACGGCGATTGCACGGGAAAGAACGCCATAAAACATACTTATGCGGACAGCGGAATTTATTACGCCATTGTCGGCGGAGTAATTGAGGAAATAACGGACTTTAAGACAAACGGCATCATCGTATGGAACAAATTATAATCATAAAGCCCGACGGTACAAAAGTACCTTTGTTCAGCAAGAAAAACGTAAGCTGCGTAAGTAAAGCGAGCCAAAAAACCGCCTTGCTTTCCGATGACGTGGTAAGTATTTCCCTTACTTCCGCCGTGCCGTTGGATTTAGGCATAGGTTGTTACTTGACCTTATACGGGAAGCCTTACAAGTTGAACCAATTGCCCGAACCTGCCAAAGAGGGGGAACGGCGTTATACCTACGAATTGAAGTTAGAAGGCTTGCAATACGACTTGATAGATGTACATTACCATTTGCCCGAAGACGCATACGGGGAAACCTACTATTCTGACCTTGAAGGGCATTTGCAGGTATTGATGTGGAACATAAACCGTATTTATCCGGGCAAGTGGGTTTGGGGGGAATACCCGAAAAACACGGAATACAAGAACATTACCAACTCCGGGAAGAACAGCCTCCAAGTATTGCAGGAACTTTGCAGCGAATACGGCGTAGAGTTTGAAATTACCACCGACGGGAAAAAACACACGCTCAACATTAAGGAAAAGGCAGGGATTACGCACGCTTTCACCTTGAAATACGGGCGCGGAAAAGGTTTGTACAGCTTACAGCGCAAGAACGTAAACAACTCCGGGATAATAACTCGGCTTTACGTTTACGGAGGTTCTGAAAATTTGGGAAGCGGTTACGGGCATACCCGGCTTTGCCTTCCGGGTACAACGCGCCTTACTTCATATCTTGAAGACAAAAAAGCAATAGACTTGTACGGCGTAAAGGAGGGCGAGAAGGATTACGACATAAAGCCGCAACGCATAGGAACGGTTACGGCTTTGGGAATGGATAACATAACCTTTGCCGACAGCACGATGTTTGATTTGAACGCGAAAGCCGACGACGGGAAATCTACCAAATACCTCATTGACGGGACAAGCGCAAAAATCAAGTTCGAGAGCGGAGGACTTGCCGGGTACGAATTTGACTTGCACAGCTACGACCATGCTACAAAGACCTTTGTTATAAACAAATTCCAAGACGAAAACGGCGTAGTATTCCCGTCCGACACTTCATCCGCTTTTCAAATTGCAGTAGGCGACAAATACAGTATTTCGGACATACAACTGCCCGATGAGTTCATAGACGAAGCCGAAGAAGACTTGAAAGAGGAAGGAAGCAAGTACCTGCCTACGGTCAGCCAACCGCAAGTAAGTTACAAACTTGAACTTACCGAAGGCTTCTTTATTAAATTATGGGGAAAGGAGATTGAAACGGAGGTGTTGCACGTCGGGGATTTTATAAAGGTTGAGGATGAACAAATAGGCGTGAACAAAGCCGTAAGGATTACGCAGATTGAACGCGACCTATTGAAACCGCATAGTTACGACATCACACTAAGCGATACCGTAACCAAAACTACGACTGTGCGCGTTTGGAACGAATTGCAGGAAATAGGCGAGATTATCAAGATTAACAAACTCGCAGACCCGGCAAAGGCACGGCGAAGGTGGAAAGCCACGCAGGAACTATTAAACATGGTTTTCGACCCGGAAGGCGATTATTACAGCGACAAGATTAAGCCGCTTTCCATAGAAACGCAGATGTTAAGCGTCGGAGCGAAAAGCACACAATTTACGCTGCAAAACATCATATTCCAACCCAACTACGGAGGGGACGCGAATACGCTTTACGTTTCAAACGGCACGCTCGTACATTACGCAATAGACCCCGACGGCTTGAAGTATTGGGCTTTGGACGGGGCAACCTTTTCCGGGCTTACACCGGCTGCGGCATTCTATATTTACGCGAGATGCCCGATAAACGGCGATACGGGAAACATGATACTTGCAGAAGGTGCAAGGACGGTAGATGGCGAAGCCGGGTATTATAATTTCCTTGTCGGTGTGCTTAATTCGGTGGTGACGGACGCAGAAGGAAAGAATCCGGCACGGCTTGTTAGCCTTACTTACGGAAGTTCCACCGTAAACGGACGCTTCATCAGAACCGGGCGTATAGAAAGCAGTGGGGGAAATGATGCATATTTCGACCTTGACGCTGGAGAAATCGGGGGGAATATAAAAATTAAAGCAGGTTCTTCGGGATATGATAACCTGAAAGACAAACCGGATTTAAGTATATATACGACCGAATCGGAATTGAACATACTTAATGATACGATTAATGCACAAGTAAAACGGGTGGATAGCATAACCAACCGTATAGACACAGCAGGATGGATTACAACAGCGGAAGGAAACAAGTTATACGCTTCAAAGCAACTTGAAAACGGGAATACGCTTATTTCATATATTAATCAATCTGCTGGAACAACTACTATACATTCAAATAAAATAAACTTGGAAGGGGCGGTTACGTTTACCTCACTGAATAGTAGTTTACAGAATACTATCAATAGCAAAGTTAGTTCTTCTGAACTTGGAAAGTTAGCTTATAAGGATGCTGTAGAAGCAGCCCAACTCGGTAGCACTATTATTGTGGGAGGTTATTTGAACACCGATTACATTAAAGTAAAACGAATAGATGCCGATGGTGCGAAAGTCGGCGGATTTACGATTGACAACGGTAGGTTGTATTGGAAAGCATACGATTATTTCGGGGGTGATTCCCGTAGTTTAAAATTGGGCGTTTCAACGTCCGACACGGAAGGAGTTGTAGATGTTTCTTTCAATTCCGCGACACAAGGGCGATTCGGAATTAAGGCATGCGGGGCTAATTTTGGAGGTGCGGCGATTTATGCCTCCCGAAATTCATCAGGACAAAACTACCCAGACACGAACAACTCTTACGCCGGGTATTTCGACGGAGGAGTACACGTGAACGGAAATGTGTATAGTAATACGATATTGTCCAATGAATTTGGCACAAATTGGAGTATGGATGGAGGTACGTATAGATACACAAAAGGTATAAGTAAGAGAATTTATCTTGACCAATATAATTATAGCTTTATTGAATTTGCCAATGGGATAATGGTTAATACAAATAGATAAAAAATTGATTATGAAAGTAGATTTGAACAAAAGATTTAAGGACTTCAAAGGACAGGAAACAAAAGAAGTCATTGCAAACAAAGTAGCGGAAGCATTGTATTCTGCCGGAGCAATCCCCGAATGGGCTATCAAGCGTGAGGACAAGTTCCGAGCGTATAAATTGTGTCAGCAAATTATTAATAATAATGGGGTAATAGAGATTGAAAGCGAGGATGCAACATTAATAAAGGATGTTTGCGCCAATTTCTTGACCGCAGGAGCATACGGACAAATTCACGAATTAATAGAAGGAGGAAACTGAACATGGAAGTACAAAGAACAACAACAGAAGGGAAAACAGTCATATCTGAAACCTTGAAATTGACTTATAGCGTTTACACCAAAGGAAGCAAGAAAGAAGTTGTCGGAGAAATCAGAAAAAACGACGAAGTTATAGGGTATTTCAATGCTTCAAGCAACAGAATTATCGGTTTTTCTTTATCCGAAGGTAACACTTTGGATAAAGAAGATATTAGAAAAGTTTCTGCTCAATTCTTTGAAGATATAATAAACATATTAGAACTATAATTGAAGGTGTGTACCCCGATTTTCACGGCTTAGGGGTACAAACACTTCGCCAACACTTAATGGCGTATCATTATAATACATTATATTGATACTTTTGCAGTAGTATTAAAAAGCGAGTTAAAAACAAGTTAAAGAACGACGATTATGCAGAACAGAAACGGCGACTTAGTAAGCGCACAAATATCAGTAGCAGGAAAGGTGGATTTTTCCGCCGGGAACTTCCGCAAAGACACGCCTTTTTGCTTGAAGAACGACGGCGAAACGGCGGTAGTGCTTGAAGTGAACCTTTGGGGGATGCCCGAAGGGGAGTTCATAAGCACGAGGTTTGAAACGGGTTGGAATCCTGAAATCATACGGGAGATTAAGAAAACGAGTACAACAACCGCCCTTGTTTGGGGATATTAAAACTTATTGTTATGGGCATATTTATAGGAATAGGAAATACGAAACCGGAATTTCCATACGATTATTATTATGGGGTACAAATCAATGTGAACGTAGCGGACACCGCACTGACGAGAGTAGGACGACCGGAGTTGCACGTTACGCTGCCGGTTCAGTCATTGATGCGCCGTTGCATAGTGAACGACAGCGGCAAAGTAGTAACCTACCTGCACCCGACCGACAGCACCAAGACAGACACGGGCGCGGCGGCAGACCTTACCGGAAAAGCAGGGCAAGTAATGGTAGAGATACCGAAGCATTACAGGAAATTCGAGTTTGACGGCACGACAATAACCGCGCTTATTTCGCTTCACAATCTTCCGGGCTTCCACGAAGTACCCAAGATGTACCGAAGCGCATACGAAGCAACGGTAGATAGAACCGTGAGCGCAACGCCCAAACTTGCCAGCGTAGTAAACAAGACTGCCAATTTCAGAGGCGGCAACAACAATTCGGCATGGGACGATACTTATAGAAGCCTTTTAGGAGTTCCGGCAACGCAAATCAGCCTTACCAACTTCCGCAAGTACGCACGCAACAGAGGAAATGCCGGGCTTAACGGTTGCGGTTGGAATTGTGACCTGTACGCCGCGCAGCTTGCGACCTATTGGCTTTACGTCATTGAGTACGCAAACCTTAACTGCCAAGCAGCATACAATGCCCAGCCCACAGATGAGGGTTACAAGCAAGGAGGATTAGGAAACGGAGTTACCACAATCAACGGTACGAAGTGGAATACATTCAATAACTATTACCCGTTCATCCCTTGCGGCATTACAAACAGTTTGGGCAACCGTACCGGCGTAGTGGAGTTCACGATGCCGACCGAATACGACTCCACCACGACCACCAAAGTAAACGTACCTTCATACAGGGGCATAGAAAATCCTTTCGGGCATTTGTGGAGTTGGACGGACGGCTGCAAGTGCGAGATACAGAGCGAAACGGAAGGGGGTAAATCGAAGTTCTACGTTTGTGAAGACCCGGCGAAGTTCCAAGACAGCAATTATAACGACTACGAACTGCGCGGCGAACTTCCACGAAAAGAGGGTTACGTTAAGCGCATGATGATTGGCGAACACGGGGAGAACATGCCGACGGAGGTAGGCGGAAGTTCTACGACATACTTTGCGGACTACTTCTATACCAACATACCAGCTTCCGGCGCGTCTATGAGGGGTGTTTTGTTCGGCGGTTCTGCGTCTTACGGCGCGGATGCCGGTCTTTCGGCTGCGCCTACGAATCACGCGGCTACGAATACGAATGCGTACGTCGGCTCCCGGCTTTGCTTTATCCCCGAATAACGACACGCCACGAAACGGGTAACAGGAACACGCCCCAACCGCCGCGCCATATTTGGCGGTTGGGGCATAACAAGAACTAAAAGAAATTTTCAGAAATGGAGAATAACAGAAACAATCAGCCGCATGGCGGCGCGGAAGACGACGGAAGCCTCTCTTTTTTGGCGATACCGCAAGATGAAGCAAACAAGCATTTCAATTGCCGGGAGACCACGCAACAGAAGTTAATCAACCTTACGTTTTGGGTTTGCGACTTCATAGACGGGGTTAAAACGAAATTCGGTAACGAACGCTTCTTGGTGAAAATAAAACATCTTGACGATAGCCGAGACAAGCCCGGAGAGGTTGAAAAGTTCTTTACCAACTCCAGTGAAATAAAGTACATTTTGAGGGAGATAAAGAAGCGCAACGCATTTCCGCGAAAAGTAACCATGAGGGCAAGCGGAACGCGCTACTATTTCGAGTAAAAAATAAAAGGTTGTTTGCCCTTTGGGTGTTTTGTTCAGCGGTAATGCGAATAACGGCGCGAATGCCGGTCTTTCGTATGCGAATACGAATAACGCGGCTACGAATACGAATGCGAACATCAGCTCCCAGCTATACTGATACTTTTTGTGAAGCTATAAGGGCAAAGACCTCGCCGAGAAAAAGGCGGAAAACAGTAAACATTACCGGGATTTGGTAGGGAAACCGAAGAACCCCGAATAATCAGCAAAGCAATAAAATGAAAAGGTTAGGAAATTTGTTTGACCGGATAATAAGCATAGAGAACCTGCGGCTCGCCGACCAAAGGGCACGCAAGGGCAAACTGAACACCTACGGCGTGAAGGTGCATGACCGGCACGCCGAAGAAAACCTTTTGGCTTTGCACGAAGTGTTGAAATCGGGAACTTTCAAGACTTCCGAATACAACACTTTCATCATATACGAACCGAAAGAACGCGAAATTTTCAGACTTCCGTACTTTCCCGACCGCATTGTACACCACGCAATAATGAACATATTAGAGCCTGTATGGGTGTCTATATTCACGGCGGACACTTACAGTTGCATCAAAGGCAGGGGCATACAAGCGGCAGCGGACAAGTTGCGGCGAGTGATAGACCGGGACAAGCCCGGTTGTTCCTATTGTCTGAAAATCGACATACGCAAGTTTTACCCATCCATAGACCACGCTATATTAAAGCGGCTTGTACGCAGGAAGATTAAGGACACACGGCTACTTAGACTTCTTGACGAAATAATAGACAGCGCAAAAGGACTTCCAATCGGGAATTACCTCAGCCAATTTTTGGCAAACCTCATGCTTGCATACTTCGACCATTGGGTAAAGGAAGCAAAACGGGTAAGGTATTATTTCAGATACGCCGACGACATTGTAGTATTGCACCACGACAAAAAGTATTTGCGTGCGCTTCTTGCCGATTTTGAACGGTATTTAGACACGGGACTAAACCTGCGCGTCAAAGACAACAAACAGGTTTTCCCGGTAGCGAAAGACCATAAAGACCGGCACGGGCGCGGCATTGACTTTTTGGGTTACGTGTTTTACCACAACGAAACACGGCTTAGAAAGCGTATCAAACAGAACTTTTGCCGGAAGGTTGCCAGATTGAGGAAGCGGAAGAAACCGATAGGAAAAGCGCAGTTCAAACAAGCCGTTGCCGCTTGGTGGGGATGGGCGAAACACAGCGATTGCGAGTATTTTATTAACAAATTAAACAAGATTGCACCTTATGAAATCAAGTTCGGACGTTAGACCGGCTATTATCCAAGATTTGGGTAACGGTTCATTCCATTACAACTACAACGTAACGGAAAGGAAGATAGAAGACGAAGAAACAGGCGAAAAGACCTTCTACGACTACGACACGGTACAACTGTGGGAAAAGCCTACATACGAGAAAGTGACACGTGCCATCATACGCAGCGAGATAGACGAAACGGAGGAATTTTCTTTGATTAACGACTATTACGCCGCGCAGTTGGGCATCGAAAAGGACACGGAGCGCAAGGCGAAAGCGGAAAACGACTACAAAGCCTACCTTACCCACGTGGCGGAAATCAAGGCAATGGTAAAAAACGACCTTGCTACGGCAGGGTTGGCAACAAACGGATAGAAGTATGGACAGCGTAGAAAAGATATTGCTTGCGCTTGCGGCGGTGGTTACGGCGTTCGGCGGAGCTTCTGCGGTACGCTTCATCGCCAACAGAACCGCAGAAAAGAGGGAAGCCAACGCAAAGGCATACGACTCGGAATTGAATACGCTGCGCAAGCAATACGATTGGTTGCAAAAGAAGTACGACGCACTTAATACCAAAGTGGACGGACTTTATAACTACGTGCATGAGTTGGAAAACAAGAACCTTGCGCTTTTGAAGCGTAACGGGGAATTGGAACTCGAATTGAAGGAAGCCATGCACAACCAATGCCTAAGACCGGACGAAGAATGCTTGAAGCGGTTGCCGAAACGCACTTATTGCCGGTTGAAGAAGTTGGCGGCAGGCGAATACGACGATTGTTATAAAAAGGAGGAAACAAGCGATGAGGATAACGGGGTATCTGAAAAGCCTGATAAGGGCTAACACCTACGACAGCAGCAAGAGTTTTGCCCTTGTGCTTTCCGTACTGGTGGGAGCATTAATCGGGCTTTGCGTGTGCTTCTGCCTTGTTTGGGACGTTTGCAGCAACGGGCATTTGACAACCGACCTTGAAGGATTAGGAATTTTCCTGCTTTGCGTTGGCGCGTTCATGGCTGGCGGCGGAGTAAACAAGGCTATTTCAGAACGGAAGCAAAATTTTAACGGACAACAGAGTATTAACGAAAAGAAAAACGAAAATGGCGAGAATTGACATCTTAGCACCTTTCATATTGAGTTGGGAAGGCGGATTTTCCAACCACCCGAACGACAAGGGAGGGGCAACAAACAGGGGCGTAACTATCGGAACATGGAAACAAGTAGGATACGACAAGGACGGCGACGGCGATATAGACGTAGAAGACTTGCGCATGATTACCGAAGCCGACGCGGTTAGCCGCGTGATGAAGCCCCACTATTGGGACAGGTGGAAAGCCGACCGGATAGAAAGCCAGTCGGTAGCAAACATCGTGGTAGATTGGGTATGGGGAAGCGGAAAGCACGGAATTACAAACGTGCAGGAATTGTTAGGCGTAGCCGTTGACGGGATTGTAGGGGAAAAGACCTTAGCCGCCATCAACGCGCAAGAACCGCGCCAGCTTTTCGACCGTATCAAACGGAAGCGCGAAGAATTTATAGAAAACTTGGTAAGGCGGAACGCTTCACAAAAGGTTTTCCGCATCGGTTGGCTGCGTAGGCTTTCATACATCAATTACGGAAGCCTTACTTACAACACCGTACCGCCCCAAAAACACACATTCACGGATATATAACAGGTATGAAATGGATATATACATTATTGATTTGCCCGATATTGCTATCGGGGTGCAGTTCGACCCGGAAGGCTGCCAAATCCGCGAAGCAGGAAAACACCATAACCACGCAGGAGACGGAAAGCCGCGAAGAAGAAAAACGGCTTACGGAAACAATAACCGGTACAGAAACAAACGACCGTACAAACGTGGTTGTCGAGTTCACAAAGACGGAGTATGCCGACGGGAGGACGGAAACGACGGCAGAACCGACAGTAAAGCAGCCAGCCAACGACCGAACGGCAACGAAGCCACCAAAAACGGAAGATGGCATAAAGTCCGTTACCACCGGAAGAATCACGATAGGCAACGACCGGACAGAGACGACCGAAACGACACGGACGGAATCAGCCGGGAAGAAGACCGACACGCAGACCGGCACAGAAACCAAAACGGAAAGCGCGAGCGAGGCCGAAACGGAAGAAAAAAGAACGCGCAAGTTCGGTCTGCTTGATTGGTTAGGTTGGGCTGTGATAGCCGCAGGATGCGCCGCCGGTGTCGTGTACGCGACAAGACGGAAGTAAACAAAAAAGTACCCGAAAAAGCAAATTCGGGTACTTTTTCGGGTACTTAAATCTTAACTTACTGATTTTCAGTATTACAAGCGGAGAGACAGG